ACGCTGACCTGATGCGGGCGGTGTCCCAGTATCTCCAGGATCGCTCGCTGGTGGGTGTGACCCTGGAGATGCACCCATTTAGTACCACGGACTACATCTACACCTACGTGCGGGTGGCCCTGACGGTGCATGTGCTCCCGCAGTACGGCCAGTTGACGGTGGTGAACGCCGTGACACAGGCCATCATCAACGTCTTCTCCTTCGACAACCCCGAGATCGACTTCGGGGCTCTGGTGAGCCGGGGTGAGGTGTACCACGCGGCGCTCAACGTGTCTGGTGTGGACTGGATCGAGTTGACCACGTTGGTACCACTCGATGACAGCGTGCCCGGTAACCCCATCGGTACCGCCGCCGTGCAGGACATTCAGGCGGGGCCGACGCGCATCCCTGTGTCTGACGCTGCGGCGGGGCACATCACCGTCACGGGCTCAGGAGGTCTTGTCTGATGTCACTCATCCTGGTAGACGGCTTCGAGGATCTGTTCGCCTGGGTCGTCGGCTTGGGGGGGTGGACGATCGGTGCTGGTCGAACCGCTAACGGAGTGAGCACTCCTAGTATCTCGGCCAGCATGAGCTTCACTATCCCCTCGGCCCAGGAGTCTGACACTGTCACGTTGGGCGTGGCATTTAAGATTTCGGCGTTTAGCGGGACCGTTGACGTTGTCAGCCTCTACTCAGACGCTGGGGTGACGTTTCATCAGTCGGTCCGGTTGAACGCCAACGGGTCGTTGACGTTCACTCGGGGCGGGAACACGCTCGGTACCACTGGGGTGGGCGTGATCGCTGCCGTGAACACGTGGTACTACGTCGAGTTGCAAACGAGGATGCACGACACCCTCGGCACGGGCACGATACGGGTCAACGGCGTGACGGTGCTCGGACCACTGACGGGCCTTGATACCAAGGCCGCTGGTACCAAGACGACGACTGACACGATCAAGCTGGGCAACGGTAGCGGCCTGACTATCAGCTTCGATGATCTCTACCTGATGACCGGCACGGGGGACTCGTTCCTCGGTGACTGCCTAGTGGAGACGCTGTACCCGAACGGCAACGGCAACGCCAACGCCTGGGTGGGCAGTGATGGTGACTCAACAAACAACTACCTGCTCGTGTCCGAGAATCCTCCTAGCATCAGTGACTACACAGGTGGCTCCACCAGCGGGCAGCAGGACATGTACGCCACGGGCAACCCCACGCTCCGGACGGGCTTGGTTCTGGGGGTGTGTCATCAGTCGGTCGTTGGTACCTCCACGAACCTGACATCGTTCAAGCAAGTGAACCGTCGCAACTCGGATACCAAGGTCACGCAGACGTTGCAGCCCACGTTGGCGGCATACCACTGGTGCTTGACAACAGATCCTGAGACCGGCGCGGCATGGACGTACTCGAACCTGGACTCGCTCCAGAGTGGTGTGGAGGTGAGCTAGATGGCATTGATTCTGCTCGACGGCTGTGAAGACCTGACGTGTTGGACCGCCTACATCCCCACCATCGGCGCTGGGCGCAACGGCAACTGCTTCCAGTTCGCCGGGACCATCAACAACAGCTACTACACGGTCCCCGCCGCTCAGGAAGCGGACACCTTCACCGTTGGGTTTGCTGTTAAGTTCGGTTCGCTGCCAGCGTCAACGAGTGACTTCTTCGCCTTGACTTCCGACGCCACGGCCACGGCCCACGTCTCGTTGCGGCTCACGTCAACCGGCTCCATCGACGTGGGCCGTAGCAGCAGCGCTGGCTTCGCTATCCTCGGTTCCAGCGTGGCCGGTCTCCTCAACATTGGCGTCTGGTACTACGTCGAGCTTCAGGCCAAGTTGTCCGACACCGTAGGCACCGCGATCGTGCGGGTGAACGGTGTGACGGTCATTGGTCCGCTATCGAACCTGGATACCAAGAACAATGGGACCAAGACCACGTTCGATTCCATATCGCTCAGGGTTGGCTCAGCCACCACTCCGTACTTCAATGACCTCTACCTCATGTCCGGCACTGGGGACACGTTCCTTGGTGACATCGTGATCGAGACGCTGTACCCGAACGGCAACGGCAACGCCAATCAGTGGGTTGGTTCGGATGCTGATTCCGTGAACAACTATCTGCTGGTTGACGAGGTGGGTGTTCCTGACACCACTGACTACGTGGCTGATTCGGTGTCAGGTCATCAGGACATGTACACACTCACGGATCTTGTTCACTCAACAGGGACGATAGTAGGTGTGTGCCATTCGGCGTACCTGGCCAAGACTGACGCGGTGAACCTTCGTCAGGTCAGGATCGTGAACCGACGTGCGGCTGACAACAAGACTGCCGCACTGACGCTCGCTACGACTTACGTTGCGTTCCAGTACATGCTGCCCACCGACCCGGAGACGTCAGCGGCCTGGACGATCGCCAACGTCAACGCGCTTCAATCAGGGGTTGAAGTGGTGTGACAACAGCGCTGCTGGAGCCGTTCGAGAGCTTCTTCAACTGGAGTGTCAACTCGGCACCCTGGTCGATCGTGGCGGGGCGCACAGGAAACTGCGCCCAGAATCTCAACCTCCAAGGCTTCAACCAGTATCGGGTCCCGTCCACGCTGGAGTCGGCCACCATCACGCTCGGCTTCGCCTGGCAGGTGTCGAGTCTGTCGGCGCCTCGTCAGTTGCTCGGCCTCTACTCGGACACCGGGGCCACGGCGCACCTCACGTTCACTGTGCTCACTGACGGCTCCATCCAGGTGCGCCGTGGCAACTCCGCAGGCACGGTCATCGGCACGACGGCCACTGGCCTCATCGCCATCAACACCTGGTACTACGTCGAAGTCCAGGCAGTGCTCAGTGACACCGTGGGTGTCGTCACCATCAACCTCAACGGCACCCAACGTCTGGCACTCACCGCTCAGGACACGAAGCAGGCGGGTACCAAGACCGTGTTCGACACGGTACAAATCAACGGCTCGACCAGCACCACGACGCTCTACGACGACATGTATGTGGCCATGGGCGGCGGTGAGAGCTTCCGTGGCTCGCAGACGCTAACTCCGCTCTCGGCGGCGGCTGATGCTCGGCAGTCGGCTCGGGTGGGCCTCCAAGGTGCGGGTCCGGCCACCGACATCGTGCGTGATGCTCGACACTCGATTCGGGTGGGTCTTCTAGGGACTACGTCACCGGTCGAGAACTTTCGGCAGTTGGTACGGGTGCTCAGCCAAGCGCCGACCCAGCCGACAGCCCCGTTGCTCAACTACCGCCAGTCGGTGCGGGTCCTCAACTCTCGGTACCTGCCGTTCAGTCAACTCATCGACAGCTTCGATACCACGCTGGACCGGGTCAAGTGGGTATCAACCAGCGGCGCTCCCGGTACCTACTACGACAGCGCCAACCAGCGGGTGGGCATCCAGTGCACGGGCAGCTTCTACACACTGGGCACGGACTTCGCCAACCCCTTCTACACCATCCAGAACAGCAGCATCTACTGCAAGTGGACGCCGTCCACACCCGCAGTGGGACGGGAGTCCCACTTCGATCTCCAGACCCCTAGCCGTGCTCAGGTCATCAGCTTCATCGTCTACGGCCTCAACCTGATCGCCACCACGTCACCTGGTGCTGATCTCAACAGCGTGCCCTACGATCCGGTGGCTCACGCGTGGCTCCGCATCCGGCACTCTGGTACCACGCTGTTCTGGGAGACGAGCCCGAACGGGCGCACCTGGAACGCCTTCGCCTCCACGACGTACGCCTTCTCCACGGACCTCTGGGCGCTTAACGTCTCGTGCGGTGGTTCGGTCGGCCCGGACATGTTCGTGGACAGCATCAACGTGTCCCCTGCGGGTCCAGTGGCCCTCTCAGGTCAGTCAGACGGCGTCGGCACGGTCACTGGCGCGCTCAGCACAATGGTGGCACTGGCGGGCTCGTCAGCAGGGCTTGGCGCTGGCTCGGGGACGCTTGCTGGCCAGGTGGCTCCTCCTGCTGCGCCTGCTGCTCCCACCAGTGGGTGGCAGCCGTTCACACTGCGGCGCAACACCGGGGGCGATGTCCTTCGTTCGGCGGGGTTCAGCCTCTCCCAGGGCAAGGTGAACTCCGGGTTCTCCACGCCCCAGGAGCAGGGTGCCTACGCCAGTGACCTGTTGATCAGTCAACAGTCGAGCCTCATGCAAGACCTCGGCGTGGGTTGGCACCGCAGTGACTACCCGGTGTCACAGATCAGCCCCACGGCGGGCACGTTCAACTACTCGGTGGCTGACAAGTGGATCTTGGCTGACCTGAGCAAGGGGATCACGCCCCTGCCGGTGCTGTACATCCTGCCGCAGTGGATGAACGGCTCGACCAACGACAAGACGCCACCAACTAGCAACACGACCTTCGCCAACTGGTGTGCTACGGCCTGTGTGCACCTCTGGAGCCTCGGCGTGCACCAGGTAGAGATCTGGAACGAGCCGAACCTGGCGACGTTCTGGAACGTGGCTTCGGTGACTGACGCCAACTACCGGGTGGCCTTCGCCAACATGATGGCGGCGGTGTATCCGGCCATCAAGGCTGCCGTACCGGGCATGACGGTCATCACTGGTGGTTTGTCAACAGCAGACACGGTGTTCCAGACGCTGGGCACACCGAACCCTCCCGGCAAGGGAGCGCTCAGCACCTTCGAGCGCTGGGGTCAGCTTGGCGTCTACGCCAACTGTGACGCGGTGGCCTGGCATCCGTACCTTGATACGGACCTGCCCTGTACCGACCTGGGTGGCTGGCCCGGTATGAACCTGGTGTCGGCACAGGCCGTGCTCACCATCCTGGACAACTACGCACCGGGCCGGAACCTCAAGCTCTGGACCACCGAGACCGGTGCGCCACGGTCGGTACCCATCAGCCAGGCTGAGCAGTCCAACCGGGCGCACAACGTCTTCGCCACCATCATGCCGGGTGGTTGCATGGCCAGCATCCGGTCACGCATGGGGCCGATCCTGTGGTTCACCGTGATCGACCGGCCCTCGGGTGGTACGCGGGAGCAGTCCTTCGGCTTCGTGAGTAACGACCTGAGCGCGCATTATCAGGTCTACAACGACATGCGGACGTACTGGGCCACGCCATGGCCCGACTCGATCACGGCGGGCATCCAGTCACCGCTGCGCTACGGCCCGCAGGACTACGTCTTCGACGTCGTCAAGGGCACCACGCTCACCGGCACGCCGTACGGGTACGACGCTGTGCTAATGCGTATCCAGGTGCCTGCCTCGGTGCCCAACCGGGGCGAGATGGTACTGGTGCGGGGTGGCTTCGGCTACCCCACCACGCCCCTCGACGGCGAGCCCGTGTTCTACAATCCGGACAACCTGGCGCTCCCGGTGACCGCTCAGTTCAATCAACAGGCGTGGGACAAGCCCCTCACCGAGGGCCGTTGGTACTATTACACGCTCTTCGTCAACGTCACCAGCCAGCCGTACCCACAGCCTGCGCTCTGGATGGCTGCTGCTACTGAGAAGGTGCTGGTACCAAAGATGTACGGTCATGCCGACAAGCTGTTCGGCATGATCCCGCCTTTCTATCAGGGGGTGGACAATCAGGCCGCAGGGGACGGGCAGAACGGGCAACTGCGGCGCTTCCTGGCCGTGCTGGGCTACGACGCCGACTACAACCGGACACTGCTCGACGGCATCCTGAACATCTACGACAACGACCTGGCTCCGCTACAGTTCACTCAACAAGTGGGGGCCAACCTCGGGCTCCCCCCGGAGTCTGCCCTGGGGGGAGCCCGGTACCGCTCGCTGGTAGGGCGGTTGTGGGAGCTTGAGGGCATGCGAGGGACGCTCCTGGGGCTCCAGGAGATGATCTACGCCGCCAGTAACTACCAGGCCATCGTGATCCAGGGCTACAACGCAGTGCTCTCGCCTGATGACGCTGAGTTCGTCAACGGCGTGGGCCACTGGCTGCCGTACACGAATCCTCACGTGCTGGACATGACGAACCCCATCGGCCCCACGCACCCGCCCAATGACCTGTACACCTACCTCCAGCTTCGCAAGTACGCGGGCACGTACAACTCCACGGGCTTTGCCACCACTCTCACACTGCCGCAACTGCCGCCCGAGATGGGCCGTGGTGTCATGGAGATCATCGAGATCCTGGTGACCATCTTCCCGGGGCTCTACGGGGCGGTGAGCAACATCACCGGGCCTGTCAGCTTCTACCCGCAGACCTTCGCTGGGCTCCTCGCGGCGGTACCTCCGGTGGTGGCTGGGGTCGTGCCCAACTACTACCCGGTCAACACGGCGGGCTGGTGGGCTGGTGACATGTACACCTTGCCGAACGCCGAGACGACGCACTGGAACGGCACCGCGTGGGTAGCAGGGCCAGGCACAGTGACGCGTCCCACGCTGGGCTATGTCAACGCCGGGGCTCCGGCCTGGATGTTCCCCATGGGTGCGTTGCCCCCTGCCAACATCGCGGCGCTCAACACTGGTGGCCCCAGCATCAGCAACGTGCATCCTCCGGTGGCGTGGAAGTCCGGTGACTACGTACAGCTACAGGACGGTACCACCTGGCATCTAGAGTACCAGACAGTGGGTGGACACCCGGGGCTGTTCTGGGTCGCTGGTATAGCGACGTTGACCATCCCGGCCACGATGGGTGCCCTGGGACCCATCTCGGGTTACAACCCTAAGTGGCAGGTGGCTGATGGCTCTCCGGCCATCGCACCGCCTGACCTCACGACGTTGCGCTCCACGGTGCCCATGATCACCGGTCGGGCGCAGTCGAACATACCGGACCGGCCGTGGAACCCGGCGCAGAGCTACGAGATGCTGTATCTCTACGACAGCACCCGAGTGTCGTGGGTCGGGCAGTTCTTCGGTCCACCAGGTGGTACCGGTACGTACCTGACCACCAGGGACGTCGTCAATATCAATACGCAGCGGTCAGCGCCGACCGGTGGTACCGGCACGGCGTGGGTCGATGCGGGTGCGATCGCGGCAGGGGCGACGGCTACCAACAAGATGCTGGGTTCGCACGTGGCAGCCGCCAGTAGCTCACCAGGCGGCACGATTACGTTGCCTGCTGGATGGAACCGTACCTCCTGGCCAGCGGATGTCTTCGCACCTTCGGGCGTGGCGTGGACCAACGTGGCCGGAGATGGTATCGGTTGGCAACCCGCCAGCAACGTAACGCTGGCTGAGTTCAACGTGATGTTCATCGGTGGTATCGCGGCGAATACTCCGGTGCTGGCGGGCACGATCATCGCGTTGTTCATCGGCGGCGTGGAGCACAGTCGCTCGACGGCGGATGGCATCCATCCCATCCTCGCGCATCTCACCAACGCCAGTGTGTTGGCGGGTCAGGTGTGTGAGATCCGCATCTGGTGCCCGTCTAGCCAGGACTTCTACACGACCACGACCCCGACATACTCGTACGCCACCTACCCGTTCTGGCGGATCGCGCAGTCTGTCGCTATCCCTGCCACCTCGGGGGTGTGGAAGTCCACGGTGGCCGGTCACTTCAGCATCTCGGCCATACTGACCCCGAGCACAGCCGACTACACCGGGATGCAGCCCTTCTGGGTGATGAAGAACCGGTTGACGATTGCCAGTGGTTACCTCAACAACGACAACGGTGAACTGTGTCGGATCACCACTGACACTGACATCGCCGTGAACGACATCGTCTACGTGGCGCTCCAGCGGAACTACATCGTTTCGGTCACGCAGCGCCTCTCTAACCTCACCTACTCACCGGGACTCGTGCTGGCTCGCTGGGAGGTGGTCTGATGCCCTATGTAGACATGACCGTGGTCTGTGGCCTCACCGCTGACGGCGGCTTCGACGGGGCCAAGGAGACCGACTGGCAGCACTTCGGCATCCCTGTGCATAACGGCGAGGTCTGGGAGTTCCAGTTCCAGTGCTGCCACCTGCTGGGCGCTCCCAACGCCACGGTGGTGGGCTCCTTCGTCACCTACGACAACAAGGGTGCCTACCGGCAGACGTACAACCCGGGCGCCGGGGGTCTGCTCACCGATAGTACCGCCTGGCAACGCTATGCCTTCCAGCAACAGTTCACCGGGGACCTGTACGTCTTCCCGGCCATCTGGTGGCATGCAGCCACGGCGCTCCAGGGGAGACACATAGCCTCCGCTCAGGTCGCTCAGATCACGTCGGTGGGCGCGTCAGTGTCAGTGGGACTCAGCGCCCTTGCGACGTTCGAGGGAGCACCACTGTGACCGTCACCTACAACCCGTTCATGCTGACGCAAATCGCCGGGGGCTACAGCTTCGCCGGGAAGACCATGACGATGGCGTTGCTCGCGCACTCGGTTGATGTGAGTGTCAGCACGCCCAACGACATCGTCGGGCTCATCGCTGCCATCGGCTTCCAGGAGATCTCGACGGCAACAGTCGGCGGGAGCCCCACCTACGCTCGTCCCACAGCGCAGACGTTGGGTGACGCCATCCTGGACGCCACCAACCGGCCTGGCATCCACACGGTGAGCTACACCGCCGACTGGGTGCCGATCCCGATTGGTACCAATGACCGGGCGGTCTACGTAGACGCTGCCGTCTGGTATATCGATGACGGCACAGCGGTAGCGGGGGTGACGCGGCCGTGGGTGCTGATCGATGACGGTCCCTTCGGCAACGTCGTGGCACCAGGGGCCAAGATCACCAACGCCACCCACCACCTGTTCGACTACTCGGTCACGGGCGGCGTTGCCACGCCCATCAATCCTGAGCCCACGGTGCAGGCCCCGGGCTCGCTCGACTGGCAGTCGGCCCGCACTCAGCACATCTATCTGGTACCACAGCGGGTCAACTGGATGCCCAATCCGTCTTTCGAGGACACCGGCAACTTCGGCTGGCGCTCAGACGGCACCCTTACCCGTGTGGCCGGGGCGCTCGACGGTCGGTTCTTCGGGCGCACGACCGGCAAGAAGTTCGAGTCGATCCCCATCCCCAACCAGAGTGCGTGGCGACTGTCGTGCTACGTCCGGTCGGTCACCGGGCTCAAGATCAACATCGCGCTCGTGGCGCTCGACACGGGCTACAACACCGTGGCCACGCAGTGGGCGCGCCATGTGGGTGATGAATGGTTCCTGTACAGCACGTGGAGCCGCATCGACTGCATCTTCCAGCCCATGGATGACGTGGTGGCTGTGGTACCACACTTCGAGTCGGACGGCGCCTTCGATCTGGACATGTGCCTGCTGGAGGACTCCTACGCCCTCAACGACTACTGGGACGGCGCTAGCCTCACCGGCATGCCCGGGGACTTCACCTGGCAGGGCCAGGTGGCCCAGAGCTACAGCTTCTACTACACCAACCGGCACATCACGGCGGCGAGGCTCTTCGGTGAGTACAAGGAAGGCCAGGTCACCCTGCCTGCCATGGTGAGCGACTGGGTGCCCTCGGGGCAGACGCTCAACACTCACTGGGACGTGCTGAACGCCAACGACACGAAGCACCCCTTGGAGGACTGGGGTTCACGCGTCATGCCGTAGGGTACCGAACCTATGGTACTGACGTTTGTGCTGGTAGGCCTGGGTGTCTTCGTTGTGATCCGCCCGGTTCACGACCTCATCATGGCCCCGGACTGGTTCTTCATGGTGCTGGCCATCGGCCTGGGCTGTCTGGGATGCTGGTGGGCTGGTGAGTCAGCAGCATGGGGGCCAGCAGCAGCCGGGTTTGCTCACATCTGGTACCGCTTGGACCAGGTGCTAGGGCACATCCGGGACTGGATTAAGGTGGCGTCGGTGACGCGGACCATCCGCAGGTAGCACCCACTTTGTGCATGGACCAAGAGACATGGAACAGGAGACGGCATGTTGTACGCGATAGCCGGGAACGGTACCGGCCCAGTGAAGGAGATCACCGCAGCCCTCAAGGATCTGCGGGACAAAGCCACCCAGGAGGACGTGGACTTCTGGACGATCATGGAGGGCAAGGACGAGCCCACGGCCACGGACAACGCCATCGTCAAGTGGCTGACGGCCAACGAGATCTGGTTCGAGATCTACACCGCCACTGGTACCACGGTGGACGGCGCTCAGGAGACCATCGCCACCGATGACGTCTTCGGCTCGATGCTGGAGCGCATCCAGGAGCGCGTGGCTGAGAGCGAAGATGCAACGCTGCTCGTGCTGCTGGACGACGACAACCCCGACGATGACCTTCAGCGTTTCATGGAGACGGCCATCGACGGAGACACCCCGGTGTTCCAGTTGAACGGTCAGATGTACAAGATCACGCTGGAGGGTGAGGACGAAGGCGAAGTCGAGCCGGAGCCGGAGCCGGTGCCTGCCAAATCGGCCACCAAGAAAGCGGCGGCGGCGAAGGCGCCGGGACCCGTCAAGAAGGCCGCAAAGAAGGCCGCGGCGTCAGCCACGGTGGACGAGATCATCGAGGCGGTCGAGGAACTTGAGGAGGGTGAGCCCGAGGCTGACGAGGTGGTGGTCTACACCCCTGCCGAACTGGCGAAGATGACGATGGCTGAGCTTGGCGCCGTTGCTCGCTCGCAGGGCATCGACTCCAAGGGTGCGAGCAAGAAGGAGTTGATCGAGGTCATCGAGTCCAAGCTGCGGCCCCCGGAGACGGTGGCCCTTACCAACGGTGATGGCCAGGGTGTGTTGGTGGTCGTCCACTTCAACCACGCCGTGGTCACCCGCATGATCCCCGAGGCTGATGCGCTGGCCTTCATCGCGCAGTAGAGTCCCTGTTGTAGCGGGCGAAGAGGCACCCCCTGGGCTCGGACCCAGGGGGTGCCTCGTTTCTCAGGTACAGTGCCCTACGAACCACTGACACTGACGGCCGTCCCAGAACGCGGTACGCTGCTCGGCCCAGGTGTGAGGACACCGAATCAGAAGGGAGCATGGCATGCCTGAGCAGCCTCGGCGCCGCCTGGTGCGTACGCCGCAGTCCACCGTCCACCCGTACGACACCAATGAGTACGTTGACATCCCTGATGGGGTCAAGATCAGCTTCCACTACACGTACAGGAACCGTATCGAGGCAATCTGTCTCGATGTGCACCACTGCACGGTTGCCAACGGCATGACCGCGACAGCTAGCACCAATGGCATCGTGGAGCTTGGCCGTCGAGGTGTGTCCAAGTCCTACGTCTGCATGCGGTTGGACCCGAAGATCCACCCGTGGGCCGACCCAGACGTCTGGTACCGGGGGCAGTTGACATCTGCCTCGGCCAACCTGGTGGCTGAGCTTGATGGTAACGCTCAGTCACCGACTGCTGAGAAGGGCATGAAGAGGGGCCTCAAGAAGATAGCTCTGCAACTTCCTGACAAGCTGGACAGTGTGTTGGGCACGGTCACGATCGTTGCTCCCTATCAAAAGAAGGGGTATCGGTCGGGGGCCACGATCCGGGGCAAGTCGGGTAGGGGTACCAAGACGGGAGGCAGCATCAAGCGCCGGTCCTGGAAGCCGGAGTCCATCAAGTTGTGACAACAACAAGAGAGGACGCTCCCGAACCCCGTGACGATGAGACCCCGCAGGCGTACATCCTGCGGGTGTGTGAGTACTTGTCTGAACCGCATCGTCGTCGCCTGGGTACCCAAACTGCGGCCTTCGTGGCTGACGCTGTGCAGCGCATCGAAGCGGGGGAGGTAGCTCCAGCACCGATCCCGCTTGTGGCCCTCCTGGCGGCGTGCGCGCAGATGTCCATCGAGGACATGGTGGAGACCGATCTTCTGCGTGAAGCGTGGAGTACGGCTGACGACATCACGTCTCGTCTCCGGTACGTGCTCAACGAGCAGAAAGCGTGGTGGACCTCCACGTGATCCAGTCAGGTTGGCCCGGTGATCCACCGTTGCCCTCTGGCCCCTCTATACCACCTGGTCAGCGAGTTACCCGAAGGCAACTGTTCCAGAACGGAAACGATAGAGACGATCACTACGGGATGGTGAGCACAGACTCGGACTGGGTGTGCCTCGAACAGATCGTGATGTGGGTCGGGGAGAAGAACAGCGGAACCACCCGAGACAGGATCGTTGGTCGCACGAAGAACCAGGTGCCCTATGTGCGTGTTGATGCCCATGGGCGTCCTACCAAGATCCGTGGGACCATCCTCCTCCACAAGAGTGTGGCCCTTAGGTTCATCCAGGGCTGGTATGACTGATGTGTACATGAGCGGTACCATGTACACATGGATGACATCGTCTTCGTGAACATCAATGAGTGGTTCGGGGAGGACTACGTCAACATGACGTGCTCGATGCCGGACTTTGTCAAGGACCCCATCCCCTCGCACCCCACGAGGCAGGCAGCGTGGGCCGTGGTCTTCGATGGCGAGCTAATGGACGTGGCCTGCAACCCGCACAAGGAACGCATCACGGAGGCTCTGTCACAATGAGACCATGAACACGTTGTTCCCGTACTTCGGGGGTAAGACCGGTGCCGCCACAGCAGTGTGGCGGCACCTTGGCGCGCCAGACCTGTACATCGAGCCCTTCGCTGGGAGCCTCGCGGTACTACTGGCCCGACCCAGCGCGCCCAAGAACGAGATCGCTGTAGATCTTGATGGTCTGTTGCTCAACTTCTGGCGGGCGTTGCAGACCGACTGGGAAGTCGTGGCCAGCTACCTGGGTGGACCGCAGTTCGAGAAGGACATCCATGCTCGCCACGCTGCCCTCCTCGATGCCCGCACGGTGCTCAACGAGAAGCTGGACGACCCTCGTTACTGCGATCCTGAGCTAGCAGCATGGTGGTGGCAGGGCATCAGTTCGTGGATCGGCAAGGGTTACGGCTGGAAGCCTGCACGGCAGCGCCCCCACATCGATCGTTCCCTCAAGGGCGCCTGGGCGGTCGGCCTGACCGATGAACGTATCGCTGCGGTAGCAGCGCGCATCAGTACCGTGCAGTTCCTCCGGGGTGACTGGACCGGTGGGATGGAAGCCTGGGAGCGGGCCTGCACCCCGGCCATCATCAACCGCTGGAAGCGCAGCACCGTGGGTGTCTTCCTGGACCCGCCCTACGCCACCACGACCACCACACGGCGGGCCAAGGGTCTCTACGCCGAGGACGAGCCCCTGAACAAGGCCGTGATCGACTGGTGCCTGCACCAACGGCGCCATGCCAAGGTGGTACTAGCTGGCTACAAAGACGAGTACGAGCCCCTGCTGGACGCCGGTTGGGACGTCGTGCACTGGAAAGCACCCAACGGCTACGCAGGTGATAGCAACTCGCGCCGTACCGAGGACGTCCTCTTCGTGAGCCAGAACGTCAAGACCCTCCGTAGATCCAGTATCACCCGGTAGCTGTCAGTGTCAGTGGCCTACAACAAAAGGCCAGGGTGTGACCCCTGGCCCTTGCTGAGAAGACCCCTACTACTCCAGCGTGTTCCTGTGTGAGTGTTCCTGTTGAGGCGTTCCTGTGTGGGTGCCGTCCTGTTCGGCGCCCCCTGGAGGGAGCCGCACTACAACTACAGACCTGAGCGGTCGGTCGAGGCTCCCTCTCTGTCCACACTCGAAGGTTCCTGTTCCCGGCGAGGAGCAGGCCTGCCCTGAGTGGGAGGGAGAGGAAGGGCCGGGCTGGCGATGCTTGTTTCAGTATGAGTACTAGGAAGAGGTTCTATTGCTTTATTACTACTAGGTGTCCACCCATGGCTTGCTCCGGCCCGACTTGGTACCAACCGACTAGGACTGATGTTGGCCCTGGGTCCTCCGGGAGAGTAGGCAGTTACGGGTCAGGATGTTGCACCTGTCTCGGGAGCCTGTCAAGATGCCAGTCCCTCCTCGTGTGAAGGCAAGGAGGTGGAGGGGGCGGGTGTCTGAGGAGGCCCCGCCCCCTCCTGCATGTTCGGTACCCTGTCACCGTGCCCAAGAAGCCCTCCAAGCGACAACAGGGTGACCCGTGGGATCGAGGTGCATGGAGCGAGCCCGCTCTGGGAGAGGACTCGACCAAGCCCAAGCGTGAGCCCGGGGCTCCCCAACACTCTGGTCTGGTCACTCGCATCGCAGAGACGTTCTGGCGGGAGTGCGACACCATCCCGCTGTCGGTCCCACGATGGAGCAACCGACCACGCATGAACAAGAACATCACGTTCATCCTCGGCACCCACAGCGAGGAGGTGATCAAGGCGTCGTTCATGTTCTTCCGCTCCGAGAGCCCATCGCTCAACCTCGGGCCGGACAACGCGTGCTGGGACGCGTACTTCCGTCGTCGCGGCTCGTACCTTCGCTCAGCAGAGCGGGCCATGGAAGGACGGCGGGCGGGACAGGCTGTGCGTATGTCTGGGGACATCGTTGTGGATAACCGTCGCTTCCAGGGCCGTTCGCCTGGGGACGCCACTGACACTGACGACATCACTGGCGAAGACGACCAGGTGAGCTAGTCTCTCGGCCCCGGAGGGAGGCCTGGTGTACGACCTGACATACGCACACAAGATCTGGCCTGTTCCTGCAAGGTTCGGAACCTGCACACCAGCCGTATGGGCTCAGGTGGGCGCTCGTGACTACCCCGAGGAGTGGCACATCGCCAAGGGGTGGGTCGCTGGGTTCCGTCGCTACCTCATCGACTCGACCGACACGGCGCTGCGGGGTCACGGTCTCGCCTTGGTGGGTGAGACGGGCACCGGCAAGACGATGCTTGCTGCGTCCATGTTGAACTACCTCCACGACAAGGGCTTCTCGACGGCCTTCGTGCGTGATGGTGACCTGGCTCGCATGCTGCGCGTGAGGTACCCCACTGAGGAAGACCTGGACACGTTGAGTTACCTCCAGCGCGCTGCCTGTGTGGTGCTGGACGATCTGGGCCGCACTCCTGAGGCACCGGAGATCATCGAGCCCTTCCTGCGCTACCGCATGGACGAGGCCAAGCCCACGATCATCACCATGAACGTCTCTGTCCCCATCTCAGCCACGTTGGAGTCCTTCCTTCATGAGTTCACGTACATCACTCTCGTCGGAATCGATCGTCGCGTCTCTCCACTGGAGCCGGATCATGGAAGATGGTGATCTCGGCACCTGGGACAAGCCCAGGATCATGTTGGTACTGGAGGACTGTCTGGCTCGTGTTACCGGCCAGTACCACCGCAAGGGCATCAAGCGGGTATGGGTACCAGATGATGCTGCCGGGTGGGAGTGGGGCATCACCACCGTGAAGACCATCATGCGCTACAGCTACAACTCGGTACCAGTTGAGGTCATCACCTACATCAGCGAGGAAGTGGCTGAGCTAGCAGCCAAGTGGTTCAACGACTTCGACGTGGAGGTAGCGGGTGTCCACTACTTCGATCTGGTGCAGTTCCAGCGCTCCCTGGTGTGGAGGCGCAACGGTATCCACCGGGTGATCGACACCGACCCGGAGCGCCTGCTGTACTACGGCCAGTTGGGTCAACAGATCCAGTTCGATGGGGAGTTCTGATGGCGGTGCGCTTCGACTGTCGAGACTGCGGCGTTGACACCGTGCCCTTCGATGGCCCGTGCGAGTACTACAACCTGCACAACGATCTGTGGGAAGCGATCGGCATGAAACGCAACGGGGGCATGCTCTGCATCGGCTGTGTGGAGAGGCGTCTCGGGCGTCTGCTGAACAGAGCGGACTTCACGGGGGCGCCGGTCAACAGCCTGGACCCGAAGTGGCACCACTCAGACCGTCTTATCGACAGGCTGACCACCTACCTGGTCTGGCGCCCGCTCTGATGGACTACGGCAACGGGCTGCTCTCCACCGTGTTCACCACGGGGAACCTGGGTGAGGCGATCGAGGCCGGGGTCAGGCGGGACTTCTTCACCGAGGAACGGGACCAGCAGATCTGGGACTGGACCCTCAAGCACTACCAGACCCACCACGTCTGCCCCACGGCTGACATCTTGTGGTCGAGCTACCCCAGCTACCCCATCGATGACTACGGGCAGCCCCTGAGCGTCATGATCGAGGGGTTGGCGCAGCGTCGGCGCGACGCACTGGCGGTCAATGCCGCGCAGGAGATCGTGACGACGCTGAACGAAGAAGGGCCAGACCGAGGGGGCCAGGCCTTCCAGGTCATGAGCACGGCGGTGCTCCAGGCCCACTTCGAGACGTCGGGCGTCAAGCACGTCAACTTCGTGAACAAGATCCAGCGCAGCTTCCCGGAGTGGATGAACGGCACCGGGACACCGTCCATCAGCTACGGCATCCCGTCGCTCGATTCAGCAACAGGTGGTATCAGGCCGGAGCAGTTCATCGTGCTCTCGGGTCTGGCCAAGAGCCGCAAGACGTGGACCATGCTCCACATGGCATCGAACGTGCATGCTGCTGGCTACCCGGTGGCGTTCGTGACGTTCGAGATGTCCAACGATGAGTTGACTGAACGTCTGGCCACACTGTGGGGCAAGCTGCCCTACACCATGGTGCGCGACAAGATGGGGCTCACGCCTGCCCATGAGCTATCCATGCGGCGGCAGTTGAACCTCCGGGAGACGCTGCCCAACTTCGTCGGCGTCGAGGATGCGGCGGGGCACTCTACTGTGACCAGCCTCCAGGCGCTAGTGCAAGACGTGAAGCCAGCGGTGCTGTTCATCGATGGTGTATATCTCATGACCGATGACATCACCGGGGAGATCGGCGGCACTGACACCAAGCCGCTGACCAACATCAGCCGGGGGCTCAAGCGCCTGGCCAAGGGACAGAAGATCGCCGTAGTGGGCTCGACCCAGCAGTTGTACGGCAAGACGTCGAAGGGCAGAACCAGCCTTTACGGCATCGGCTACACATCAGCGTTCGGCCAGGACGCATCGGTGCTGATCGGTGTTGAGGCAACAGAAGACAAACCAACGATCGCAACCATGCGAATCCACGGCAACCGCAGCGGCCCCCAAGGCTCGGAGTTCGACATCACATGGAACCTGGAGACGGGGCTAGTTGAGGAGGTCGTCGTGGGTGAGGAGGACCACGCAGACTATGACGACATCGACACCTACTCCCCTTATTGATCTGACCCCCTACCTGGAGGGCATCGGACTCCGCATCAACCGCGTAGCCGGGGCCGAGATCCAGGCGTGGTGCCCAGCGCACGCCGAACGGACGGGCTCTGAGGACCGCAAGCCGTCCTTCTACTTCAACCAGGCCAAGCTGGTCGGCCACTGCTACTCCTGTGACTGGCGGGTGCCCTCGCTCGAAGTCCTCGCCAGCTACCTCACGGGTGGGCCGGTCGATCAGGACATCGTGACGGAGGCCAAGGCCGTGTCACTGGCCTCGGGGGTCAGCGCCCTGGGCAAGGCCAAGCGCGACGCCATTGATGACCGGCGCATCTTGGAGTGGCAGTACAACCAGTTCCCACCCATGCCAGCGGCACTGCTGGCCTTCCGCAAGCTCTCGGCCGACATGGCGGCGCTCTTCGGCGTGCGCTACGACAAGGTCAACCGGTGCTGGATACTCCCCATCCGTACGCCTCGGGGCAAGCTGCTCGGCTGGCAGCAGCGCCAGAAGGGAGCGGTGTTCAACTACCCCAAGGGCATGGTGAAGTCCGAGACCCTGTTCGGGATGCACCTGGTGGAGGGGGACCGCCTGGTGTTAGTTGAGTCACCACTGGATGCGGTACGGCTCAGGCAGTGCGGCATCGAGGCAGTAGCCAGCTTCGGTGCCGAGGTGTCCAACAAGCAGATCGAGATCCTGGCTCGCAACTGCACCGAGGTCATCGTGGCGCTCGACAACCCGGCGATCGACCCAGCCGGGGCCAAGGCCACTGACAGGGTTCTATTCCAACTACGGAAGCGCGTCGGCGCAGTACCATGGCGCTACGAGGGACGTGTCAAGGACCCCGGCGACTACTCGACAGACCAGGAGATCATCGACGCATGGAAGCGGACTCGACTCTATGGTCTCTGAACCTTGAGCCGCGCCCTTATCAGACGGAAGCCCTCGCACGCATGGTCGAGAGGGGCAACCAACTCCTTGCCCTCACGATGGGCGCAGGCAAGACCGTTACGGCCCTGGCCGCAGTTGAACTACTGGCAGCGCAGGGAGAGGTCACGTCCGGGTTCGTCCTCTGCCCCAACTCCATCAAGTTCCAGTGGATGGGTGAGATACGAAAGCACGTGGGACCCAACGTGCAGGTCATCGACGGGGACCGTGCTCAGCGGCGCTTTCAGTACCAGAACAGCTTTCGATTCCGGTACAACGTGGCTAACTACGACGTCCTCCGCAACGACCTGGAGATGATCCGGCACTGGATACCGGTGCCCCAGTTCGTCATCGCTGACGAGGCCACGATGATCAAGTCATTCCGGGCCAAGCGGTCCCGGGTCCTCAAGGCGTGGTCGCAGCACAGTCCCTACCGCTTCGCACTGACGGGCCAGCCGATCGAGAACCGTCCCGAGGAACTGTTCTCGATCATGGAGTTCGTTGACCGCACCGTGCTTCCCTCGTTCCCCAAGTTCGATCGCACCTTCATCGTGCGCGACCACTTCGGACGGCCAACCAAGTACCGCAACATGGATGTACTCCAGCGCGCAATGGAGCCGGTCATGTTCCGGCGTTCCCGCAAGGATGTCGAGGCGTACCTCCCACGGATCAACAGCATGGAGGTACCGGTTCAGTTGTCGAAGCAGGTCATGGACCTCTACGACTTCATCCGCACCGACATCCTGGACGTCATCGACGCCATTATCGCTGCCGGTGGCATGGGCGGGTGGAACGTACTGGCCGCGTATGGTCGCGCCGAGAAAGAGGCTGGCGGCAAGGGTAAGGGCGAGATCATGAGCCGCCTGACCTGCATGCGTCTCCTCTGTGATCACCCGGGCCTCCTGGCGATGAGTGCTGACGACTTCGATGACACCGACACTTCTACAGGTTCCAAGTACGCATCATGGCTCAAGGCCGAGGGGTGGTTGGACGGAGTAGTTGACTCAACTAAGCTGGACACGGCGGTCGAGTTGATCGAGGAGATCCTGACGGAGGACCGGAGCAACCGGGTGGTGCTGTTCGCCTACTTCAAGCCCATGCTGCGGATGATTGCCAAGGCGTTGGCTCACCACGGCATCCACAGCACCTTCCTGATCGGGGACATGAGCGCCCGTCAGCGCGCCGAGAGCCTGGACCGGTTCCAGCACCAGACGAGGGTTCTGCTGTCGTCGGACGCCGGTCAGTACGGCATCGACCTGCCCCAGGTGAACTACCTCATCTCCTATGATCTGCCGTGGTCGGCGGGTGCGTTTGCCCAGCGTGTGGCCCGTATCGACCGCACGTCCAGCCAGTGGGGCCAGGTCAACGTGCTCACCATGTTGGGCAAGAACACCATCGAGGAACGGCAGCTAGAGATGTTGACTCAGAAGCGCATGGTGAGCGAGGCCTGGATCGACGGCCAGCACATCGATGCCAAGGGTGCACTGACACTGACACTGGGGAGCCTACGGTCGTTCCTGGAGGCGGCGTAGTATCTGCGCGACGCAGGTCCACCCCAAGGAAGGACATCCCATGTCAGACATCGAGACTGAGCCCGCCACCGAAGAGGAGTACGAGCCGGACGGTGTCCGGGCCGTGTATCCCGCAGGTGTGCCCATCTACCCGTGGAACGATCCCATGAACGGGACCAAGATCGTGGAGCACGAGGGCGAGGAGACCCCTACGGGGGAGGAAGCCACCGCTGCTCTCAACGAGCAGGCCGCGGGTGTGGCAGCGGGGGAACTGGACCCCATCACGGGCCAGCCCTACGCGACCGAGGACGACAAGAAGGCGCTGGAAAGCGGCGAGGACGTCGCCTGAAATGTGAAGAGCCCCCCTTCCGGGGGGCTCTTCTACCGCAACAGTTGACCACTCACCTGCGGGTGATCCTACTTGAACCACCCTGACAGGTCAACGATCAGATCGGTGTTGGCGAAGCTCTTGAAGCACACCTGACCGTTCGCCGGGATCTTGACCACCGTCATGTTGGCGGCGCTCACCTGGTGGGCTACGTAGTTGACTGAACTGGTGGTGGGGTTCACCCCGCAGGGGTACACCTGCACGTAGCCATCGGCGCTCGGGTCAGCGACGGTGATGTTGAGCACCGCAGCCGTCGAGCCGGTGGGTAGGCCCAGGTTCACCGCAAGCTCCTGACCTGCGGCCAGGCGGGTGAAGCCCTCGGATGAGCGGGTGTCGAACAGCCGTGTCGGGGTGACCGACGTGAGGTTGTTGCCGCCCTGGTTGAGGAAGTACCCGGCCAGGTCATCGACCACCTGTGTGTTGGCGTAGCTCCGGAAGCAGAACGTGCCTCCCGGTGACTGCACCGCCGCGAAGTTGGCGATCGTCTGGCCCGCTGCGTAGTTCACGTTGGACGTGCCGTCCTCGGCGGCACAGGGGTAGGCCCGTAGGTAGCCAGCGGCCTGAGGTTCCGTCACCGTGAGGTTCATCATCATGGCGGCGGTGCCCTCAGGCACTCCGGCCTGGTTGAACACGATCTGATGCCCTGCCGCGAAGGCGTTGGGCCGGGAGTCGAACACCCGCACCGGGTTGATGGGCTGGTAGCCCAGGCCGGTCGGGTCGAAGTACCCCGACAGGTCCACCACCATGTCCGTCTGCTGGTTGCTCACGAAGCACACCCACCCATCGGCGGGGATGCTCACGATGGCCACGTTGCTGACGTTCTGCCCGGTGTCGTAGTTCACCGTGGAGGTGCCAGGGTTGGTACCACATGGGTACACCGTGAGGTAGCCCGGTGCTACTGGCTGGGTGGCGGTGACCGTCAGCATCGCTGCCTTGTGGCCACCGAGGTTGACCGACTCGACCGCACCGGCTTGCATCGGTGCGGATTCGGTACGGGTGTCCACGAGCCGCTGAGGCGGCTGAGGATTGAACCTGAGCGTCTGAGTGGGCGGCACGATCGGCGGCTCGACAGGCGGCACCTCAGGCGGCGTGGCAGCCGACAGGAGGTAGTTCACCGACTGCTGCACCACGGCACCACGAGCGTCCGTGGCTCGCACCACCACTTCCAGGTAGTAGTCCGGGCTGTCGTCACCATGGCTCGGGAACGTCAGGTTCGGGCTGTCCTGGATGGCCTGGGGGTGCACGTGGCAGTCACCAGGCGTGGGGCAGTGGTGGATGACCGGCTGGTACGTGATGCCCACCACGTCACCGTCCTTGTCGGTCGCTGATGCGATGACGTGGATCGGATCACCGATCTTGAAGAAGGTGTTGTTCGGCGGGCCGGTCACCGTCAGGACCGGTGGGTTGTTGCCAACCGTTACCGTCTGTGTAGCCGAGGCGGTGGCGTTGCCGTTGTCGGTGACCGTGAGCACGGCGACGTAGGAGCCTGGCGTTGTGTACACGTGGCTCAGGCCGGTGGGCTGCCCGGTACCAGTCAGCGGTGGCGTGCCGTCCCCGAAGCTCCACGAGTACGAGGCGATGTTGCCGTCCGGGTCGATGGCGTTGGGCGTGGCCCACTGCACGTTCACTGGGGCTTGGCCGATGAGTGGAGCGCCCGAGATGCTGACGGTCGGGTTGGCGTTGGTGGTACCGGTGGCATGGATGCGGGTGATCTTGCCGGGGCCGGTACCAGGCTTGCCGATGTCGGACACGCACACGTCACCATCGATGCTGCCCGAGTTGGGGAAGCACTTCTGGATGCTGGTGATCGAGCCCCACTGGCCCAGCGCGCCAAACGGATGGGAGTGATCACCGATGAACAGGTCACCACGGGCGTAGTCCCCGAAGATGAATGCTTGGCTGCCCCACCCTCGCGGTGCGACTACGCCGCCGACGACGGCTGACTGCTGGTTGTTGTGATCCCACGTGGTACTAGGTGCTACGAGGTTGGTACCGCACTTGGCGTTGCCAGCGAAGGGGCCAGGTCCAGTGCCTTCCAGGCAGGGCCACCCGAAGTTCTCGCCAGTGGTGGTGCCGTCGAAAGCGGTGACGGTGTCCACCTCTTCGGTGGTGTTCCAGCCCACGTCACCCACGACCAACTCAGGAACGTGGCTATCGAGTTGGGCCGTCGAGAAGCGGAACGGGTTGCGGAAGCCGTAGGCGTACACCCGCTGCGCCCAATACTCATCCCGGATCGGGTAGTCGTTGGTACCGTCGATCTTGGCGGTGAGGAACGGGTTGTTGGCGACGGGCGTGCCGTCTTCGTTGATGTGGAAGATCTTGCCTCGGGGCGAGAAGATGTCCTGCGCGGCTAGTGACGCGGCATCCCCGACACCGCAGTAGCCGGAGCCGTCGCCGTTGCCGACGAACAGACCACCCCCGCCGTCTGAGATGACGGAGCCGATGGTGTGGCTGTCGGTGCACGGCGCGCCAGGTGTGGGTGACCACGAGGGCAGGTTGTCCATCAGCACGACTTCGCTGGTGAAGTCGAGCCCGGTGGGAGCAGTGGCGGTGCCGGTCAGCGTCATGCGGGAGAGCCGACCAGTGGGTAGGCCTCCATCGGGGATGCACTGCTGGTCGTCTGACGCCACCGGGTGACCAGGCTGCTGTTGGCAGTAGTCCCACAGCAGGAACACGTGCTTGGACGTGGCGTAGTCGCTCGCCAGGGTGATGCCCAGGAGTCCACGGTCACCCTGGTAGTAGGTCGGCATGCCCTGAGGGAACACTGTGACGTTGGCGTCACTGGGGTCCATGCCGTCACCCGTTATGTCAACACGGGTCATGCGGCCGGACTTGCCGGTGGCTATGAGGGTGTTGGTCCCGGGGATCTCGATGAAGTTCGTGAGGTCGTACTCGAACATGCCAGCGTCGTACTGGATGGCCTTGAACCCAACGGGTACGGATGGTGGCGCCGCGCTCGCTGAGGTGGCAAGTGGTACCATCGCCAACCCCATGGCGAGCAGGGCGACTGTGACTAGTCTCCTGATCATGCCGTCACACTAGGATGGCCTCTGACCTGGGGAACATAGTTCGTATGACTCATTGGTGAATGGTCAAGCCATGTTATAATGTGACCATGCCTACGAAGACGCTGAAGCGCAGCACCCGGCGAGTGAAGCTCGACCCTCGCATCGCGGCGAAGCACTGGCTGCACGCTGACGACGCCGTCAAGCAGTTCGGCAAGGACAAGGAAGACCGGCGTCAGGAACTGCTCGCCATCCTGGAGGAGTCCGGCACTCGGGACGAGGCTGGGCACTACTGGATCAACTGGCCTGATGATCCGGTCGAGGGTCGCATCAAGGGCATCAAGGCAGAGCGCCGGGTGTCCCGCACGCTCGACATCGAAGCGGCCGAGGAGTACCTGACGGCCCGCAAGCTCTACAACCAGTGCACGCAGACCATCGTGGCGCTGGACGAGGACAAGATCCTCGGCCTCAACTTCACCGGCAAGATCAGCGATGCCGACCTGGAGTCGCTGTACGTGGTGAGCGAGACGTACGCCTTCGTGCCACAGCGGGTCAAGCTGTGAACGAGGATGATGAGTGACGACAGGGTTGACAAGCTCTTCGAGGATCTGAGGGACTTCCCCGGCAAGCGGGTGCCTTTGCTGCGTCAACAGGAGGCCAAGGCTCCTGCTGGCCCGCAGCCCTTGGAGGAGTGGGACGATCACCCTCGGATGCTCATGCACAATGGTGTGTCAACGGAGTTCTTCACCATCCGCCACGTTGCTCTAGCGCTGCACCGCAGTGTCCGTACCATCCGAACGTGGGAGCGGCGGGAGGTCATCCCCCCGGCCACGTTCCGGTCCACCAAGCCGAAGACCAGCACCCTCAAACATGTGGGGGACAGGCTCTGGACCCGGCCGCAGGTGGAGGCTATGGTGCGGATTGCCAGAGAGGAACACATCCTCGACGGGCTTCCACCTGGACCTCGGTTCACGGCGAAGCTCGTACAGGCCTTCTTGGCACTACAGAAACACACCAGCAGGAACACCTAGACCGGAACACACCAAAGGAACACCATGCCAGAGCCAGCGAAGCGCGTCATGAAGCGCGCCCCGGCGAAGCCGAGTGCGCCAGTGTCCAAGCGTCCCGCAGCAACACCACGTGCTGCGGACCCCGAGTACGACTACGACGAGCGCCCCACCATGGGGTCGGGTAGCAACGGTGGCGGGCCTCCTGATCTAGACAGTGATGGAGCGATCCGCAGTGGCTGGGGAGCCAGCCAGGAGACCATTGACTCAACAAGCCAGTACGCCCAGGCGTTCCGGCCCACGAAGGACACTCAGATCGTCAAGATCTTGGAGGCCACCCCGTACGCCAGCTTCCGGCGTCACTGGATCGATCGCGTGGGTATCGGCAAGCGGGCCTACGTGTGCTTCCAGTCCGTGGGGAAGGAGTGCCCTCTCTGTGACATCGGGGACAAGCCCGGTGCGGTGACGGCGTTCAACCTCGCCGTCCTCAGTGACGACGGCGTGGCGCAGAACAAGACGTGGGACTGCGGCGTCAAGTTGAGTCAGCAGTTGAAGACCTACCACACCGACCCCAAGATCGGCCCGCTCGACAAGCGGGAGTTGTACTTCGCCGTGAGCATGAGCGAGGCCTCCCAGCGGCAGCAGAAGACGACCATGGTGAACCCCGTCCGGGGTCGGGACCTCTTGGAGGACTGGAGCACGCCACCGCTCGATGACGCCCAGCTAGCCAAGCTCAAGGAGAAGAGCTACACGGCTGAGATCATCACCATGAATACCCGCCGTGAACTGGAGGAAGTCGCCGCCGAGATGACCGGTGAGGACACCAGCGAGAAGTCCTGGGGGTCTTGACAGCTTGACAAGTTACCGTTAGGGCTACAAGCTGTACCTCGGGCACAGGGAATGAGGGTGGTGATCGGACTTTGGGGGGCTGATCACCACCCTCTTCTCGTTGTGGCACGATGTGTCAGTGTCAGTGATACTCCCGCATCTGATCACCACCCGTAGTGAACTGAAGTACGCCGTCTCCATGCTGGGTGAGCAGCCCGCCTTCTCCTTTGACGTCGAGACGAACGGGCTCGATGTCTTCTCGAACTGGGTCACCTGGATCGGCCTCGCCAGCTACGGGCAGGTGTACTTGGTACCAATGGGCCACCAGCGAGGGCGCATGCTCACGCCAGGCACCGAGGAGAAGGTGCTCCCGCCTGAGGAGAACCGGCGCGTCCTCCTGAGTGGCAAGCTCTCTCAGGCCAAGGTCGTCCGCAAGGTGCCGCCTGTCTACGCGCCTCCACCACCACAGCTAGACCCGGCCGTCGTCTTCAAGGAACTGGAGCCGCTGTTGTTCGGGGACCAGATCAAGGTGGCCTGGAACGCACGGTTCGATCTCATGACCATCGCCAAGTACTACGGCGGTGCGGTACCAACTGGTCCCTACGAGGACCCGATGATCATGACGCACATCTGTGATGAGAACCGGCGCAACTACGAGTTGAAGGAGGTCATCCTCGACTGGCTCCGCATCACGGACAAGGTGCGGCGCAAGACGTACTACCCCAAGCTCGGCAAGACGATCCAGACGGAGCCCATCGATGACGTGGCTCGGTACCTGGCCAAGGATGCCTACCTGCTCTGGCTGTACTGGAAGGAGACCCGGGCTCGGATGGAGCGCGAAGATCTCCTGTCCCTGCTCAAGCTGGAGATGGATCTCTACCCCACGTTGATGCGTACGCAGACCAACGGCATCGCTGTTGATCTAACAAAGCTGGACCAGGTCGAGAAGTACCTGGCCGAGGAGATCGAGCAGTGGGAGGAGCGGGCCTGGACCATCACGGGTGAGCCCTTCGAGTTGACCAACACCAACAAGAAGCGGGACCTGTTGTTCGGTGACAAGCCGAAGGGGCAGGGGCTCAAGCCGCTCAAGTACACGCCGAAGACGCACACTCCGGTACTCGATCAGTACACGATGGAGGAGTACGCGCCCAACAACGACCTGTGCGACTGCTTCCTGCATCACGCTGAACTCAAGAAGCTCCACTCCACCTACATCATCGGGCTCAAGGCGAGGGCTGCCACTGCGACGGACGGGATCACGTACATCCACACTCAGTTGACGCAGCACCGCACGGTCACGGGTCGTCTGAGTTCCACGGAGCCAAACCTCCAGAACATCCCTCGGGAGGGCAGCGGGGCGAACATTCGTGAGATGTTCATCGCCCCGCCAGGTTGCCTCCTGGTGGTGTGTGACTACGACCAGATCGAGCTACGGGTCTTCGCGCACTTCCTCCAGGACCCGGTGATGATGGGCATCTTCCTCGAAGGGCTCGACATCCACGCTGAGACGGCAGCGTTCATCCTCGGCAAGCCAGCCAGCAAGTTGAGTCACGAGGAGCGCAACACAGCGGGCAAGACCATCAACTTCGCCATCTCCTACGGCGCTGGCCTGGGCCGACTCATGGCCGCAGGCATCCCGGAGGACGTAGCTCGGGTGTTCATGGACAAGTACTACGCCCGCTTCGCCACCATCAAGCCGTGGCGCAGGGCGGTTCTCTTGGAAGCCGACCGGAGGGGGGACCGCAAGGACCCCAAGAGAACCCCTCCCTACGTCACCACTCTACTGGGGCGACGGCGGCGGCTTCCTGATCTGTACGCCTTCAGCGACAACGAGTTGAGGACCCGGGCTGAGCGCCAGGCATGGAACCATCGCATCCAGGGTACTGCGGCAGAGATCATGAAGATCGCCATGCTCCGGGTGGACCGGGCCTTCCAAGCCCTGCCTGGCCAGCCGTTCAAGTTGCTGTTGACTGTTCACGACGAGCTTATTGCCGTGGCTCCTGAGGACAAGGCTGAGGAATGCCGGGACATCATGGTGCAGGCGATGGGCGGTATCATGCGGGGGAACCGGCCGATCATCGATGTACCCCTGGTGGTGTCGTGCGGAATAGCGAGAGCCTGGAACGAAGCGAAGTGATGACCGCGCTGCGGCGCCGGTTCCTCCTGGACATGGCATGGCCGGTGTCGTCTGACCTGCTGTGTCACATGTTCGGGCTCATCGATGCGTCCCCGGAGGTACGGACGGCTGAGAAGCTGGACTCCGAGGCCCGTATGGAGCGGCTGGCCTCCGACGAGGCTCTGTTGACTCTGCTCACGAGCGCAGCCGAGGATGCTGCCCAGGTGTTGGCGCTCGTGGATGGTCACGATGAGCGCACTGCGTGGTTGACCACCTACGCTATGGCTGTGATCACGATGTTGGAGGGGTGGATGCGGTATGAGTGACAGTGCGAGTTGGTACCAGCGTCACTTCGGTGGCCTGGCTGGGCGGGCACCGCAGCCCCCGGCTCAGGGCAGCCCGTACTACTACCCGCAGGCTCAGCCCCCGCCCCAGGCGTACTATCAACAGCAGGGCGCGCCGCCTGCCTACGACAACACCCAGGAGCAACTGGCAGCGCTCGGTATCGGGACCCCGGGCCACCGTGATCCGTGGGCTCCGGTGCCACCCCCTCCTGTTGACACATCTCGCATCCCGAGGGGTGCCATCAACCCGGACAACTTCCTGACGCTCGCTGCGTTCTGGCGCGGCGGTAAGGGACAGAAGGAAGCGCAGCACTGCCCTCGGTGTGACGGTGTGCTGTTCCGTCGCTTCGAGGGTCAGCGCGAGGCGGCACCCATGTGCACCGACTGCGGGTGGAACGGCCTGTGGGAGCAAGGCGAGTTCGCTCACAGCGCATGACCCACGATCACTTGTAGGTGGTCTAGTCTCCGTACATGTCCATCACCAGCGTGGTAGCACGCGTGAACAAGAACCTGGGTGAGGGCACCCTCCTGCTCGGCTCTGACATGATCGGCCACGAGATCCCACGCATCACGACAGGGTCGTTGTCCCTGGACCTGGCGCTGGGCGGCGGCTTTCCCATGAACTGCTGGTGCTCCATCGAGGGTGAACCATCCAACGGTAAATCGGTAATCGCTCTCAAGACCATCGCCGCCAACCAAGTTATCAACAGGGATTTCCACTGCCTGTGGATAGCGAGCGAGCCCTTCGTCGTGCCGTGGGCCATCACCTGCGGCGTTGACATGAACCGCATGATCGTGGCCTCCACCCAGGTCATGGAGGACGCCTTCCAAATCGCCATCGAGATGATCGATGACCGCCTGGTTGACGCTGTCGTCATCGACAGTCTCTCCAGCCTCACTCCCACTGAGGAGGACGAGAAGGCCATGGACCAGGTCCAGGTGGCCCTCGGTGCCCGCATCACGGGCAAGTTCATGCGGAAGTCGAGCAGCGCCCAGCGCCGCAGCCTCACCACACCAGACCGGGCCTGCCTCGGGATCATCATCAGCCAGTGGCGGGAGAAGGTGGGCTACACCTACGGCGACAACCGAGTCACGCCGTACGGTCGGGCCAAGGAGTTCTTCTACATGGTCCGCATGGAGGTGCGTCGCGACGAGTGGCTGGGCACCGACAAGCACCGCACGGGGCTCGGGTTCAAGGTCCGCATCAGCAAGAACAAGACGAGTCCCCCGCAGCGCTCCGCAGCCATGGACTTCTACTGGGAGGACACCCCCAACCATCGGGCCGGGAGCTACGACCTCGGCAAGCAGGTCGGCAACATCGCCTTGGACCTGGACATCATTGAGCAGCGTTCCAGCGTCTACAAGTACGCCGGTCGCTCCTGGCGGGGCAAGGAGGCTCTGTTCGCTGCGATCGAGAACGAGCCTGCCCTGGTGTCAGCGCTCGATGGTGAGGTACGACACCGGCTGCTCGGGCGCACTGACACTGACAACGTGCGCCCCATGCCAGCCAAGAAGCGTACGCTGAAGCGCGTTGCCTCGTAAGCCGTGGGAGAAGCAGGAGTCACGGCTCGCCAACCTCACAGGCGGTACCCGCTCGCCTGGATCGGGCAACGGATGGGTACGGAAACACGACGTGCGCTCCCTGGGAAGATTGATCGAAGCCAAGTGGACCTCCCACAAGTCCTTCGTCCTCAAGCTGGCCGAGTTGCGTCAGCTAGAGCACAATGCTCTCATCGACAACCGGACACCCGTCTTCTGCATCGAGTTCAAGGAGAAGGGTGGAACACGCCGGTACGTGGTGCTGCGCGAGGAGGACTACTTCGATGACGACCCTCGCATTGCATGAGCTTCCGTGCCGCGGCGTGGGTCCTCGACAGATGGAATGGACATGAGCGAGGGTCGTCCGGTTGAACGTAGCATCTCTCACCGGGTGCTCCGGGAGATGCGGGACCTGTCGGTGGGCAACCGCAACATCATCCTGGACGACCTCAAGAAACACGTGCTCAGACAGGCTGTGATCCCCGACGAAGAGCGGGACCAGACTTTGTTGCACCCCTCGGAGATGTGCAAGCCGGACTGGTGCTACCGGGCTGACTACTACCGGCTGGCTGGTATCCCCATCGACGGCACCAAGAGCGCCAGCCCCAGCTTCCGGTTGGAGAACGTGTGGATCGAGGGCCACACCATCCACCGCAAGTGGCAGACGTGGTTGTGGGAGATGGGTGTGCTCTACGGCGTGTTCGAGTGCCGTCAGTGTCAGTGCCGTTGGTGGGACCGCGCACCGAAGGAGTGCTTCTACTGCGGTGCTGTTGTTGAGTTCCTTCGGTACAAGGAGGTACCACTCACCGCACCGCACCTCCATCTCGGGGGTCACGCTGACGGTGGGCTCTGGTTCGATGACAGCGAGCCCTTCCGTCTGCTGGAGGTGAAGTCCATCGGGATCAACAGCCTCCGCTTCGACGCGCCCGAGTTGTACGAGCGTTACCTCAACAACGAGACGCTGGACAAGATCTGGATGGACATCCAGCGGCCCTTCCCTGTGCACGTGCGCCAGGGCGCGCTGTACCTGTACATGGCCTCGCTCGGGGTGGCTGAGGTACCGGTGCCCACGGAGATGATCTTCCTCTACGAGTGGAAGCCCAACCAGGACGTCAAGGAGTTCCGGGTCAAGCTCAACGACCGTCTGGTGGAGCGGGCCTTGGAAGGTGCTCACCTGGTGACCAAGGCGCTCGAAACGCTGCGCCCTCCACCACGGCCAGCGTGGGCCACCGACGAGCAGGTGTCCACGTGCCGTGGTTGCAAGTACCGCAACACATGTTGGAAGATACGGAACCATGACAAACACGAGGCCGCTCAAACGCCTGTCATCAAGGCCGACGCCAAGCTACGACGGCGTGCCCTTGCCCGGAAGGCCTGAGCGAGGCGTCCCTCAGATCCCCCTCAACCTCCCGGACCTTGGCAGCCAGCGGCTCATGGAGATCTTCGCTGCCTACATCGCGTGGGCCAACTTCATCGACGTGCGTCGCGTCGAGGCTGAGATCGAGGAGGCCACCATCGAGACTGAGATCAAGGTGCTGACGGCGATGTTCATGACGTCAGGGGACCCTGGTGCCAAGGTCACGGTGCTGCGAGCGGAGAAGGATCTGGACCCGGAGGTGTTGGCGGCGCAGTCACGCTACGACGTCATCCACGCACGGGTGAAGATGTTGACGGTGCTGTCGAACAACATGGAGCGGGGCGCCGCTCTGCTGTCACGTGAACTGACCCGACGAGTAGGAAGGGCACCCGTTGAAGGACGAGCCGCAAGCTGGAGCACCTGATCTTCACAGCACCATTGATGCCCGAGTGTGGGCCTCAGAGTTCTGTCGCATCTTCGCCGGGTTCGTGGTCGGTGGCACGGGACCGTACGGCCTGGAAGAGGGCACGATGGTGGGCTGGTTCGCCAACGCCATCGAGGTGGGACGGGTGCTCGGTCGCTTGGAGGGTGCCAGGCTGATCGAGTCGATGCCGACGCTGTTCGATGAGGACGACCGGGGCACGGAGTTCACACGATGAACTGCGTGCTGTGTGGCGAGCTATTCGTGGGGGCTTACGACCTTGACCGTCAGCCCATGCACCGGGAGTGCGGCCTGCGGGAGGTGCTCGGCGGCATCGGTCACCTCGTGGCCCACGAGTACTGGTGCCTTCAGCGTCATGATTCTGATGCCGGGTTCACCTACCGCCAGAGCGCCCTGCTGACGGACGCCTGGGTCCACGTCATGGGTGTCGAGGCGGCTGTTGAGCGTGGCTAACCCGGGGAAGAAGAGGGGAACCGAACACGAGTCCCACACCGTCTCATGGTTGAAGATCAACGGCTGGCCCTACGCCAGGCGCATCACCCAAAAGGGTAGGAGGGACGAGGGAGACATCAGGCTGGCTGACGGCGTGCCGGTGATGATCGAAGCCAAGAATGAGAAGACGATCACAATCGGCACCTACATCCGTGAGCTTGACGCTCAGTGTGAGAACGCTGGGTTCTTCCAGGGCGCCGTTATCATCAAGCGGCGAGGGACGACAGATGTGGGTCAGTACTACCTACTGACCACGGTCAATCGTTGGAACGACCTCGCCCTCGCAGCCATCGATGTGCCTCCGCAGCCCCGCCGTCGTCGTCTGGTGCGGTCCCCTGCATGACGGGCCGTCTGACCCATTCTCATCCGCACTAGGTTGCCGTACCCTAAGAGGCATGGCTGATGAGTACGAACTGACTGAGCGGTTCACTCTCACCTGTGCACACTGCGATGGAGCAGGATGCAGTGCGTGTCGGGGTGGCGAGATCGCCGTCTACGTCTTGGAGTGCGGCGCGTCCAAGCGACGGTGCCGCAAGCACGGCCACCGGTACTTCGGTGACCCGAAGCATGCCCTCAACGAGGGGCAGCTTCCTCGGGTGGTCTGGTGTCAACGCTGTGAGTGGCGCATGATCCAGACCGATGTGCCCGAGGCCTACGCAGTCGTCGCCTGATGCCCACGAGACCGGGCACGCCAGCGGAAGCGGTGACGACGGTGTACCTCGTCATCAAGAGCGACATGACGATGCGCTTGGCCAAGCCGAGAGGCAACTCCAAGCTCATCCGCCTGGCGGCGAACGAGGTCGCTGTGCAGATCAACCTCGTGTTCCCTCGGTCGTGGGCCAGCGTCATCGGTACCATGGACATCGACGTCCCCGACCACGCACCCACCTTCACGTGGAGCCCGCTCCCGGAGGAAGACAAGGGCGACTAGCTGGTCTGATGTAGTGTCACCAAGCGTGGCGCATCCGGCCAGCGTGGATCACATCGATGCGGGGTACCGCAGGGAGGCAACGACCTTCTTCGATGACGACGACAACCTGCTCAAGGTGAGTGCGTCGAGCCCGCCTCATGCTGTGGCAACAGCGCTGGTCCGGGCCATCCAGGAGGGGAAAGCCCCCATCATGCGCGCCATTGGTCACGGTGCGGTCGGGCAGGCGGTGAAGGCGCAGATCATCGCCCGAGGGATCGCTGCCCCCTTGGGGATCGACCTGGTCTACCTGCCTGCTTTCGACAACGTGGCCAACTCAGGAGGTGACGGTACGCTCAGCGCCGTCGTGTGGCGTACCCTCTGGCGGTAGGCCATGACCGACAGCGGTGCGCTCAGTGCTACCTCGGTCAGCTACGGTGGCGTGTACCAGGCAGTGTGCTTGGAGTTGTTGACTGACCAGGCTCGGGTGCAGATCCCTCAGATCTTCGCCACCGAGATCGTCGTGGTCTACGACTTCGCGGGGCCACGGCCTGACCCTGGGGACACCGGCTGGATCATGTTCGAGAGCGGCCTGGCTGAGCGTCCGGTGTGGGTGGGCTCGGAGTCCAAGGACTCCTCGACAGCAGGCCCACCAGGACCACCAGGAGGCACGTTCGAGTTCACGTTGGGTGCTCCTGCTGTTGGCACCTCGACGTTCTCCGTGGATGCACCCACACTGATGGACGTGCCCACCTTGATCCCGAAGCCCGGTGAGTTGCGGATGAACAGCACCAACCAGGCGACGGTGACTGAGATCTATGTGAGCACTCAGACGGTGCATGGCGTGGACATCACTGATGTCTTGTTGACTTACCAAGCTGGGTTCCACTGGTACCTCTACGACAAGCGGCACCCGGACACCCGCATGGAGTACCTGGTTCTCGCGGCGCCGATCAACAACGGGGCGTACTTCACCTACTCCGTGTCCCTCGTGCGCTCCCTGGGTCCGCTCCCAGAGGGACCGATCTACTGCGCCGGGGTCGTCACGGCTCCAGCCGGTGGTGGTCCTGGGGGCTCCTACCATCACTATCAGACGACACCGGCCACGACGTGGACCATCATCCACAACCTGCCCTTCTTCCCGAACGTGTCGGTCGTGGACTCCAGCGGGCGTGAGGTCGTCCCTGGTGCCATCACCTACACGAGTCCAACTGTTGTGACCCTGACCTTCTCGGCTGCCTTCGGCGGCGACGCGTACCTGAGCTAGGAGACCCGCCATGCCCACGTTCTACGGCGCCATCGATCTCTCCCAGAACGAGCTACGCAACGCTCGGGTCCAGAACCTCCCGAACGCGCCCACCGCTCCGGCTCCAGTGCTGGGGCAGGTGTACTACAACACCACCGCCAACGTCCTGTACTGGTACAACGGCTCGCAGTGGATCGCGGCGCAGGCGGCAGCAGGAGCCATCCCTGCGGCCACTGTCACCACCCAGGCGGTCGGTGATGCTCCTGTCGTTGGTACCGGCACCAACTACGCTCGGGAGGATCACAAGCATGGTCGAGAGGCCTTCGGTGTTGACACCACTCTGGCTTGGCCTGGTAACTCCACTGCTCCGGGTGCCTCGACCACGGTTGCTCGTTCTGATCACGTGCACGGCACTGCGCCGTGGGCGACCACGTTCACCGCCATCCCCGCTCTCACGACATCTGGATCTGTTGGGTCGCAGGGTGCATCGAACGTGGTCGCCCGACAGGATCACAACCACGGTTCTCCTCCGCACGGTGATACTGAGCATGGTGCTATCCATCTCAACGCTCTGGCGGTGAATGGTGCACTCAACATGCAGAACCAGTTGATCACCAACGTTGCTACCCCGGTCAGCGTCGGTGACGCCACCAACAAGAGCTACGTGGACAACGCCGTGGCGGGGCTGTCTTGGAAGCAAGCGGTGCGGGCTACTGATGCTCCTGGCTCCCCTGTCACCCTGACCGGGTTGAGCACGCTTGATGGGGTGGTGTTGGCGGCTGGTGATCGGGTGTTGTCTCGGGGTTGGACTGGGGTCAACGCTGCTCAGAACGGCATCTACGTAGCGGCGGTGGGAGCGTGGGCACGAGCACAGGACGCCAACTCCTCGACTGAGATACCAGGTGCCGCGGTGTTCGTGGAGGAAGGCACGCTCTACGCCGACACGGCCTGGGTCTGCACCAACAACCCAGGCTTCGTGTTGGGCACCGACAACATGTTCTGGGCGCAGTTCGCAGGCGGTGGGACGGTAACCGCTGGCGCCGGTATGACGCAGAGCGGCAACACGCTCAACGTCATCGCCGGGGACACCAGTCTCCTCGTCAACGCTGATGAGCTACACGTGAACACGAGTGTGATTGCCTCGGTGGCCTCGCTCGCCAGTTATGTGCCGACCTCTCGGCAAGTCATCGCTGGTGCTGGTCTGACCGGTGGTGGTGCGCTCTCGGCTGATGCCACCCTCAACGTTATCGCTGGTGACTCAACCATTGTCGTCAACGCCGACGAGATCCACGTCAACCCTTCGGTCATCCTGCCAACTGCTGGCACGATCACCCAGGCGCTCGTCAAGACGTCGGCCACGAACTATGCAGTGGGATGGGACAGTGTCCTCGGGCCTCCGCTCCAGCCGGGGAACGTGGACTTCAACACGCTCACGCAGACCGGCATCTACAACATCTCGACCCCGAACACCAACGCTCCTCCGACGTCGATCGGTAGCTCGGGTGTGCTGATCGTTACGCAGCCCATTAACGGTGGCGGTACCTACTGCTCACAGATCTGGCAGAGCGAGGGAACGGGTGGTACCAGTCAAGGCGTCTGGTATCGAGGCCAGCGGGCGAGCTTCTGGTCACCGTGGGTCAAGCTCGATGCGGTGGTAGCAGGTGGTGCTATCAATCAGGTGCTCGCCAAGAAGTCGGCTACGGACTTCGACACGCAGTGGGTGACGCCCACCGTGTACGCCACCAAGTTCGCGGCGGCGCTCGCTGGCACGTCCAGCCCTGAGGTGGTCACCCACAACCTGAACACCAGGGACATCCAGTTGACGGTACTGAATGGTGCCACTCCGTTCACTGCTGTCTCGGTGGATTGGGATGCCACCTCTGTCAACACAGCAACGATCCGCTACAACCCGAACCTTGGAGCCGGGTATCGAGTAGTGGTCGCTGGCTGATGCCCCGAGAGTACGGACCTACCAACGCTGCGCCTTGGGCTACCGCTCCTCCGGTAGGTCCGAACGGTGACACGTACTACAACACGACTGACGACTGTGTGTACGTTTCGGACGGCACGCGGTGGTGCCGAGTCACTGTGCCACCGGGAGGCACGGTAGGTCAGGCGCTGGTCAAGGGCTCGGCTACTGACTACGACACGACGTGGGCTACACCGGCTAGTGGGGCATCAGGTACCACACTGGTCGCGCAGCAGGCATTGGTCCCTTCAGCAGCCATTGGTACCACCGCCACCGTGATCGGCACTGTGACATGGGCGGGCAAGGCGCTCACGGACTACAACGTCTACGTTGATGTGGTTGGTACCGCGAGCACGCTCAACGGCACCACCGATCTTCAGTCCTACGACATGCAGGCCCCGAACACGACGATCCCGGGCTTGCAGATCGGTGGCACGTGCGCCGTAGCAAGCGGGTGGTCCACCTTCGCTGGCTCTGGCATCGTCTCGTGCGGCCCGAGTGATCGTACGATCACGGTGCAAGTACGTCTCACTCAGGTCACGGCGGGAACGTACGCCGTTAATCGAGGCCAGATCACTGTCACGTCTGAGTCGGGAGCGATAGGTCCGGCTGGTTTGACGGGACCGCAGGGTCCTGACGTCACGTTGGTGCAGTCGAGCTACGCCTACCTCGCGTTGGCGTCGGCGGGGAATACGTCGGGGGCCTGGAACATCATCACTTGGGCGGTTGCCAGCCCACCCGCCTCCTTCCTCAACAACTTCACCCTGGCGGGGTCGAACCAGCGGGTCACCGCCAGTCAGGCTGGCCGGTACCGGGTGCAGGTGGAGGCCAGTGTCAACAACTCCATCGCGATGAACTACGCCCAGCTTCGGTTGGAGCAGTTCAACTCGATCGGATCGTTGATCGCACAGCATGATCTTGTTGGCACGCAGATGGCGGCGGCTGGCTGGACTAGCCCCAGCCATGAAGCGCAGTTCAGCATGTCTGTGGGTGACTACATCGTTGCGTCATGGCAGCCGAATGGGGCGGGCGCAACTATCAGTACTACGGGTACGTCTATCTCGATCATCCCGGTCGGTGGTTCTAAGGGTGACGTCGGTCCCAGTGTCGTGCAGGCTCAGTCGAGCTACTTCTACGCCCAGGCGAGCAGCAGTACACCAGCCATGTCTGCCAACACGCAGAACGTCATCTGGTGGCTGTACCCCACCATCCAGAACAACGGCTTCACCTTCAACGCTAGTGGTACCAATATCATTGTTACGCAGGCGGGGAAGTACCGGGTAGCAGCACAGATCAGTGGGTACTCCGGTGGTGCGGGAACCATCATCTCCACACAGATAAGTCATCTTGACTCAACAGCTACGGTCAAGGCGACGCGAGGGCAGAACAATCCGCTGGGTGCCAACGGGATGTGGACGGTGGCGACGGGCGAGACAATCCTCGACTGTGCTGTCGGGGACATCATCCAGATCTTCGTCAACCCGAACGCTGCCTTCACCATCAACGTCACCTCAAGTTGGTTGGAGATCACACCAGTAGGCGGCACCAAGGGTGACCCTGGCCCTCCGGGTGGCACGTTCGATGGGTTCAGACGGCGAGCTTCTACGGCGTATGTGATCCCCACCACGACGGTGACAGAGCTTGCTCTGCCCACCACGGACGTAGCACTTGGTAGCACCTACACCCCTGACGGTACCTCGACACGCATATCGATCCCGGCGACTGGTGTGTATGACGTCACTGGGTGGATCTGTACGTCAGGTGTTGTCTTCCCGGCAGGTTCCTTCCTCGCCATTCGAGTGAACGGCGTCGTAGCGATTCGGAGCATGGCGAATCGGCAGCATGCCTACGAGTCAATCACCATCTCCGGTCAGCTACGTCTGAACCAGGGCGATCAGGTGGCGCTGGCCTTCTATCACGAGGCCGGGTCGAACTTCACACTCGGTACTGTCACAGCAGGTACTGGTACTGATCCGACTAGTCCTGCGATGGCGATCTGGCGGGCTGGGTCAGGGCCGCAAGGCGCCAGCATCAATGTGAAAGGTACCGTTACTACCTACAACACCCTTCCGTTGACAGCCAACATCAATGACACCTGGTTGGCCTCGGACTCACAGCATCTGTGGACCTGGAACGGCTCGGTCTGGGTGGACATGGGGTCGATCTTCAGCAGCGCCCAGGCCCAGCAGTTCTCTCGCGTCATCGGTATCGCCTACGGCTCGATAGCTGGTCTCACTCTCTCCACGACGTATCCGGGCACGGAGATGTACCGGATCAGCAACGTCTTCCTGCGTGCCGGGGTCAGGTATCGGGGATCAGTCAACAGCCGTGCCTTCCACACGAACGGCGACTGGGCGCAGTACGTGCGCCTTGGTATGTCAACAGCCACCGGTCCGGGCACCGTTACAGCCAGCCTGGACGCGTACTTCAAGGCGGGGCAGACCTACGGCGCCATCAACTGGGAGTGGGAGATCACCGTCAGTGTCGATGGCATCTACACCTTGGGCGTAGGAGGAACCGGGTCGAGCACTACGTGCGTGGTGTGGACCGATGGTGGCAGTCGGTTCATGCTGGAAGACCTGAGCAGTATGAAGGGTGATCCTGGAGCGCCTGGCCTGCCTGGTAGTGCCACCAACGTTGGTGGTTCCTGGTTCGGTGCAGTGGCGACCACGCCTGCTGCTCCTGGTACCGACGTGACATACACGTTGGACTGGGCGACGACACGTGCCACTTCGTTCACGTTGGCGGGTAGCAACAGGCAGGTTGTCGCCCAGGCGCAGGGACGGTACCAGGCGACTCTGGTGGTGGCATGGAACGGGTCCACCGCAGCGGTTCAGTACACCAGAGCGGGCATCATCCACTACAACGCTGCCGGGACCCAGCAGGCCATCGCGACGGTGGTCGGGCCGGGAGGTCCAGCGAGCACCTACCTGGAAGCGACTGCTGTCGGCCAGTTCGACATGCAGATAGGTGACTACCTCACGTTCACGGCGAACATCGCCAATGCCGTGGGTATCCCTCTCGGTGGGGGGAGTTCGTTCGCTTCCGTCATACCAGTGGGTGGTGCGAAGGGAGACAAGGGGGACAAGGGTGACCCTGGCGGGCCGGTGGGTCCTCCTGGTCCTGACCAGCCGACCGGAGTGATCCAGGCCTTCGCTGGGAGCACAGCCCCGACGAACTACCTGATGTGTGACGGTGCTGCTCGGAGCCGCACTACTTACGCTGCTCTGTTCGCAGTGTGTGGTACCGCATACGGCGCCGGTGATGGCTCAACAACGTTCAACGTCCCGAACCTGAACGGACGGGTCCCGGTCGGTAGGGACGGCGGGTACTTCGCCGCTCTTGGGCAGGCTGGTGGTACCACCGTGGCCACCATGCCCTCACACAACCACAGTGGCTATACGGGAGCGTCTGACCGCTCGCTCGCTCATCAGCACTCCAGCAACTTCGCCACCGCGGGCCGGAACGCCGCGCACTATCACAACGCCGGGAACCAGAGCACGAATCTCCTTGCTCAGGGTGGTGCAGGCACTCTCGGTGTGACCACTGGACCTCGCAGCATCTTTGAGGTCAGTGCTGCTACTGGAACTGAGTCAGCAGACCACGCCCACAGCGTGAGCGGCTGGACCGACGCTGGTCAGGGAGCGCCGGACCATCTCCACGGCATCAGTGCCCAAGGTTCGGGCGACAACGTGCAGCCGTACCTCACGGTCAACTACATCATCCGCACCTGAGGTAGTATCCCGCGGCAAGTATGGATCACTTGATGACGTAACAATCACGGACAGGGCCAGCGGGAAGGTGCTGGTAGATGCCTAGCTTCTCTCAGTGGCAAGAATCACGGGCCTACCCTGCTGGTGATGCTCCGTTCAACGTGCCCACGATGGGCGGGCCGCAGCCGTACTTCCGCAGCGTGCTCGATGAGAAGCGCTCGGCGTGGCGGGCTACGCCGGAGGCCACGTATCCGGACGGCTACCTGGGCACCTTGGAGTCCCGGCGTCGTGATCGCTTGGAGCAGAACCTCATCGACCGGTCGCAGAAGCGGCCCTACGCGAGGGGTGTGCACAAGGGCGAGAAGATCGACGGTTCGGACTACTTCTGGCCCGTCGAGTTCGGCCCCATGACTGGGCTCATGATGGAGTCAGCAGGGGTGAAGTTCGCCCCGCCAGGCCTTGGAGCCGAGGTGACGGGCGACGCGAAGTGGGACCAGCAGACGGTGGGTCCTCGTGGCATCCCACGTGGTCGCACGGTGGCGTGGAGCCCCATCAATCCCGATCGTCGCGGTGCGCTGATGGCACAGGCTCCACCGTGGAGCACCGGACGAGCCCAGGTCGGCGTCTCGTACGCCGGACAAGGGAGGATGTGATGAGTCAACGACTGCCACCGCGTCGGCGTGAAGAGAGCACTGACACTGACAAGGGTGACGACCCGTCAGTGTCAGTGCCCTTGGAAGTGTACGACGAGGACGAGTACGGCCAGGTGAGCCCCGAGGAGGAGGAGGAGTGACGTGGTGTCCCGACGCCCCGGCCTTCGTTGTCCCTCCGGTTGACTGGGGCGCTCGCTTCGCCTCCCGGTACGACCCTGCCAACGGGCGTCCCACGATCACGCCGTGCACCAAGCTGGTCGTGCATCACTCGGCCTCGAACCAGCCTCCTGCGGGCCAGGAGGAGGCGTTCAGCCGCCAGATCGAGAGCTACGGAGAGGGTCGTGACGGTGCAGCCATCGAGTACAACTATCTCGTCTACCCCACTGGCGTGCTCCATGGCGGCTTCGGTGACACCAGGGGTTGCCATGCAGTGGCGCCTGATCCCTCGACGGGACGGGCGTTCAATAGCTCGTCTATTGGCATCTGCTTCATCGGCTTCTTCCACCCTCCTTACAACCACGAGCCGACACCTGAGGCTGTAGCTGTCTTCCAGGCGTGGCTGGCGTGGATGGTCGGCAGCGGACGGCTCACCGATGACGTGCTAGCACGGGCCATCTCTCGTGGGCAGCCTGGGTGGTACGGACACCGGGACGTGGGTGCCACGGCGTGCCCGGGCAACGTCCTCTATCCGTTGCTACCCAGCATCATCCAGGCCGGGAATGTTCCCGCACCTACCCCCACGCCGACACCAGGAGGCAACGACCTCGTGAACACCCTCATCATCGTGGACGACGCCTACGCCCGGTTCGCCGGGGACGCTGACAACAAAGGCATCATCCACTTCATGCGTTACCTGGGACCCGAACTCAACAAGCTGATCGGCTTCCAGCCTGACAACGTCACGCCTCGCATCGATGGGACGGACGTCATCCATCGCAAGCAGGCTGAGTTGAACACCATCACCCTCGTCGGCCCCAAGCCCACTGGTGACAAGGTGGACTGGACCGATGACAACTTCTATCAGGGTGCTTGATGGCTGATGTGGAAGGCGCTGGGGAGGTGGCCCCTCGTCTTGGTCGCCGCTGTCTGCATCATCGCGGGAGTGCGGTTGGTTGCGGACATCGGACCGCAGGGCAACCTCGGTGCGGCCACCGTTCTCCTTACCCTCGGCGCTCTCCTACTTGGGGCGTTCCTCGTGTTGTACATCCAGTCCATGGAACAGAGGACCGAGACGGAGAAGGAGGAATCTGATGCCCGGAGGGAAAGACCCTGGTCCTTCGATCAAGAAGCCGGACCAGTACGAGGCCATCAAGGAGCAGGGCAAGAACCCGGAGTCCCAGGCGAACAAGAGCAAGGCGGCAGCGATCAGCAACGAGGCGGCGAAGGGACCGAAGGCCCGGAGTGACATGGCCAAGAAGGCAGCGGCAACGAGAAAGAAGCGGGGCACGTGAACCCCAAGGGCTCACAGTTCGGGAGCTTCGGGTCCAGGTCGCAGCGTGCTGTGTTCGCTCGGTCTGAGTTCTCAGCTAGCTCGGGTCTCGGGCTCGACACCTACAGCTACGTTCATCAGACCCCGCGTGGCTTCCAAGCTCATCAGACGATGAACGTGCTCCATCAGCCTGACGAATACTCCTACGCCATGAGCAGCGGTGGTGGTCAGGGCAGTGGTCGTTGGCACGTCTCGGACCTGCCTCAGGACTACGTAGCGGAGCGTGCTCAGCATGGGGGGATGAACGACGCTGAGTCTGAACTGATGAAGCCGGTGTTGGAGGGTGGGCAGCAGAGGCTCTTCGGGACGGAGTACAAGCCGGGTTCGTCCACGGTGCACACCATGATCGGTACCAAGGAAGCTCGGCCGATGACCCTCACGATGCTGGGCATCGCACAGAACCGGACCCTTCAAGAGCATGGCCGGAGCCTCACACCCTCCACCGACCTGTCCCAGCACAGCGCAGCCCTGGTGGGGCATCTCCAGAGTCGGGGCATCGTTGGAGGGGACGCGCCTAGCATCACCAACCAGACACAGTTCCGCACCGATCCTGTCGGGTTCGACCCCACCGGGGCTGAGAGGTTGAGTCACCAAGAGGTGATGCAGGGGCGCAGCACCGCTCGGAACATGATCCGTGGGTCGCGGCCCGCACCAGAGCAGCCCCAACCTGAGCAGGGGACGTTGTTCTGATGGCTGATCAACTCTCCTTCGACCTTGGAGGGCAGGCAGCGCCTGCTGCTGAGCATCCCGGGCAGCTTCCCTTCAACCAGTGGGCCAAGAGCCGCAGCACCGTGTTCCACGCCTCGCACCGTGCCGACTGGCAGCAGGGGGAGTACGCCCACGTCGGCACGCAGACAGCAGCTTCAGACCGGCTGCTTCAGGTGTCAGCCAACACGTCACCCACGGACAAGTCTTCTCAGAGTGACATGCCTAGCGGTGGGCGCATCTGGGCTCGGCGCATGACCCAGACCCCGGCCATGCAGACCACGTCGGACTCCAACCTCAACATCGCCCAGGCGGGGCTGACGTACCACCCGCACGACGTGGCGATGGCGACCAGTATCAAGGACGCTCCCGAGGTGACCCAGATCGCCCAGCACCTGCGCGCTGGCCGTCCCGTCGCCTACCCCAACGCCTTCGAGGACACCGGCAGCAAGAGTGCGCTGGTACCACGGCCCTCGCAGAACCTCCGGGCCTGGCATCAGGACGTAGCCGAGGCGCACAGCCAGGGTTATGCAGTGCATCCGCACGACGTGGCGCTGAGTCAACAGCAGTTCGATCCGGCCATGGAGATCACGCCCAAGTCGATGGTGCAGACCAACACGGAGCGAGTGACGCAGCCCAAGGGCCGGACGCCGGAGCAGTTGTCGCTCATGCCCTGGTCAGTGGGCGACAAGATCTTCCCCATCAACCCCAACGATCCCAGTGATGACCGGGACAACTGGGGCTCGCCAGCACCAGGTCGAGGGTCTTGGAACCGTGCTCAAGCTCACGCCGAGGCGACGGGTGGGAACACCAGCCTCACCGCCAAGAGCCAGCTACACCAGGACGCAGTGTTCCCTTCGGGGCGCAGCCATCTCGGACGCAAGTACGAGAGACACTAGGAGGAACCATGTTGCTAGCTGACATCGCATCAGGGAACACCGGCACCGCTGATGTTCTCTTTCTGATCGCAGCGATCCTCTTCGGTATCGCGGCGCTCGCTCACATCTTCGGGGGCAACCCTGGTCCTGAGCCACGAGCGGCGTACTGGGGCTGGACTCCGGCGCTGGTGGACGCTGGACTCTGCCTGGTCGCCATTGGTTTGATGTTGCAGTGATGCAAGCCCGGGGTGTCGATCAGTTCATGTCCCAGCGTCGTCGCATGGGTCAGCGAGGCAGGCCTGCTGAGGCAGCCGCCGCCTTCGAGGAGCACCAGGACTACAAGGAGGCCCGCGCCAACCAGGGTCCGGAGCAGCCTGGTGTGCACCGGGAGACCCTTGGAGGGCACTTCGAGACCCCGGAGCAGACCACGGAGCGGCTGGCTGCCAACACCGCAGCGAGCATGGCGTCACGCAAGGGTGAGTACCGCCAGCCTGACTCTCCCGCTGCATCCAAGGGCGAACAGTTGAAGATGTTCATGACGCCGTCCGAGATCCACGCCGGGTACCAACCCCTGGATAACGACCGCACCATCAGAGAAGGCACCCAGGGGGACCGGCGTACCTGGTCGGGCTCGTCGCCCTACACCGGAGAAGCGGGGCACCGGAAGGAGTTCGGGCGCACGCACTCAGGAGGTGCGCCGCATGAGCACTGGGTCCAGCGCTCGGAAGGTGGTGGTTCCTATCACGACGCACCGGAGACGGACTCGGCGCTGTACGCCCGCAAGCTGAGCGAGTCGAAGGGTCACGTCAGCGAGGATGATCTTGAGTTGGGGCAGCAGATTGGTGTGCCATCGAAGGTGATCAGGAACCGGCACATGATCGGCCACCAGTCGTCGCGTTGGACCTACGACAGTGACCAGTCAGGCGTTGGTTCCAACGACGAGCCCAACTACAAGCACATCGAGGCCAAGACCGGCGTCACTCTGCACGAGTCGATCGGCAAGGAGGGGGTTCAGTCACCCATCAGACTCAGCGAGGCTGTCGGTCAAGCAGAGGGCGTCAAGGGCACCGAGGGCAAGCGCATGCTCGCGGGCGGGCACCATCGCCTGGCTTCAGCGTCAGAGCATGAGACCCGTGGTACCTGGAGCCACCAGTTCGTACCAGTGCTGCACTACACCGACATCAACGAGGCCAAGGGGCCGTTCAAGAGGGCACCTGGTGGTCGTGTCATGCTCACGTCCAAGGGTGATAACGCCGTGCACATCAAGACGCCTACGACCGAGGCGTATCCGTACACCTGAGCCACTGACACTGACACCTGTCAGTGTCAGTGCACCTGATGACACAACGATGGAGTAGGGTCGTCTCATGGCCGTTCGTTTCCTGGAAGACGGGTACGAGTATCTGGACCCCATGTCCGGGGCGGCGACAGCGGGCTCGGTGATCGTGTATGACGACGGCCAGCGTGGTGCTCCCTGGGCAGATCGACCGGGCTACGGTCAGAATGATCTGGTTGCCAATGAGGCGATGCGTTGGGCCGAGGTGCCTCGGGAGCAGATTCTTCAGACTCGGCCTCCGGTACCACAGCAGTTGTTTCCCCCGCAGTTCGGCTACGTTCATGACCCGGCCACCATCAGTGAGATTCTGGACACGTCGATGTGGGCTCCGCAGCGTCGGTCTTGGGTAGCTCCCCAAGTGCGTACAATGCGTCGTGCCTACGAAGAAGACCAGATGTGGGACGGCTCTGTTCGCAACGCCAGCGGCAACGTCAATCCCATGGGCTGAAAGGAGGGAGACACCATCACAGACGCGCTACCGATGATCCCCGTTGAAGGGAAGGCTCCGTTCGGCTGGGATGTGTGGACTCACACAGAGGTCATCCCGAAGCCCGATCCCAAGGCCCGCATCCTCCATTGGCACCTCGTCATCGGTCTCAAGCCAGCAGGCTTCACCCTCCCAGATTCATCAACAGAACAGGGTTCCGTACCCGAAGAAAGTGAGATCACCTTGCAACTGACCGCCGACCAAATGGTTCACCTGTCGGTGTCGGGCACCGACGCTTACGGCAACCCCGTGGACATCACAGGCGATGCCGTGTGGCAGTCCAGCGACAACGCCATCGTCCGGGTGCTCCAGAACAAGAGCGCCAACCCCACGGAGTGCTTCGCCATCCCGACCGGTGTCGTCGGCTCGGCCAGCGTCACCTACACCAACGACACCAACCGTGACGGCTCCGGCGACTTCATCGGGTCCATCGCCATCGATGTGGTGGCGGGCCAGATGACCGAGATCGTCATCAATGCCGACGAGCCGGTGTCGAAGGCCCAGGTGCCGCCCGACGCCACGGAGCAGCCTCCGCAGCCCGGTGGCGGCGGGGAGCACCCCGACAACACCCTCCCCAACGAGATCCCGGTCACCGGGGAGCCGCCCGTCGTGGACCCTCGCAGCAAGTCCTGATCTTCCTGGAGCCGCAACTCCACGAGCCCGTCATCGTCACCGATGGCGGGCCGTGGGCGGCTCACGACTGCATTTGCATGGTGTGTCGCCTCAACAGCGCCGTGTTGGACCTGACCACAGGCATCTTCCAGCCCTGTTGGAACTGCCAGAAGGCAGGCTGGGGTGTACGGTGGGAGCGCCCTAGTAGGTGGCGAAGGAGAAGTCATGGCCCACGCAGTAGACCGCAGCATGACGGATGACTTCCGCCAGGGCTGCATCGACAGCAGCTACATCCAGATCGCTCCGAACGTCGGCGGCATCGTGGAGATGGAGTGGCGGGTGGATCGTGCAGTCAACACGATGCCCTTCCAGTACCTCAACGCCGAGATCCGACCGCAGGACCCCTTCGACTTCGCTCGGCGCCACCGTGCGGGTGAGGCCATCGAGCCGTACTCGGCGTACCTGCCTCGGCGCGACGTCGTGGACCGTCCTCTCACCGACAAGGGCTCGACGCCCCGGGTGATGGAGGGCTGATGGCCAAGCAGCCTGCCCCCAAGGAGAAGAAGAAGGCGGCGTCCAAGGGTGGTACCAAGTTCGGCGGCAAGCAGGCTCCCGCCTTCGGATCGAAGGACGAGAAGGAGAAGAAGTGATGGCCGGACATGGCTCGCCTCCTCCCCCCGACCGTGCCTTGGAGACCAGTCGTGTAGTGCACCGGGACTCGGGCATGTTGACGGAGCAGAGTGACCTTGGAGCGGTGCGGGAGTACCGGCCTCCGGTGGGCTCGGGCTCCAAGCTCAGTGATCGTGGCACGCGCTTCGCCTGGGATGTAGCAGGCGGTGCCATGAACGGTGGACGTGGTGGGAGCGTCCGCACCCTCAAGCGGGCACGTACAGCCGTCCGGGTTGCCGGACAGCGGCTGAGCGAGGGCCGCGACAAGTACACCGGGAGGTAGCCATGGCTGGATACGGATCGGACCCGCCTGAGGACCAGGCCAACAACTCTGCGCGGCAGGTGGGCCGGGACACAGGTGACGGCAGCACGGGTGGCGGCAACGCTCAGCCTCCCGTTCAAGAACCGGCTGGCTACTGATGGCCGGACACGGATCACCGCCAGCGCCAGACAAGGCCAACCACCCTGGCCGCAAGGTTGATCAGGCGTCGATGACGAGGGATTCTGTCGCTCATTGGAAGGCGATCGCCGGGGCTGGCGATCTCACTGGTGAACGGGCTCGGGAGCACTTCACGGCTGGTGATGTGGCTCCCTACCCCACTCGGCAGGAAGTGCCACGTCGAGCAGTGCGCTCTTGGCATGGGCAGAGTGAGTGATGGCCGGACACGGTTCACCTCCCCCCGAGAACAAGGCTGACCATCCGGCCCGCAAGGTGGGACGCCCCTCGGACTTGGGCACCCCGTTCGGTCCCGGCTCTGTGCTCGTACACAACCAGGCCGATCGGGAGTCCGCTGCTGATCCCAGGAGCCAGGCCAGCAAAGACACCCATGCTCGCTTGGAGGCGAGCTTTGCGGCGCGGAAGGCGGCGGGCAACTATCGGGCTTACATGGACGACGACGCCATCAACGAGGGGCGCACGCTCAACCGTGAGGGCTATGACTGATGCAGCCCAAGGGCACGCAGCTTCGGGACTTCCCCGGCATCGAGTCGGGTCCTCACTCGACTCCTGTTGACACTGACGCGCCCGACTGGTTGAACACTCGCATGCAGGCGAGTGACCTTGATCATGCGTTCTCCTCACTCAAGCGTCAGCGGCTCATCAAGCAGCTTGGTGAGTCATCATGGCTGCCGGGGATCAGGGACGTGGGCGTCAGTGGCAGTGGCCCTAAGGAGTCGCCGCTGCCGGGGCATGTCACGCACGTGTTCCGGGGCATGAGCGAGGACGAGTTCCAACAGGCCAAGAGCCGGGGCTACGTCCAGTCCGACGAGCGGGGTGCCATCGAGCCAGGCTGGGAGGGCACCAACGCCGGAGTCGAGGCGGCGACGGCGCACAGCTACATGCCCCGCCGTGTGGTCGGCGGGGGTCGCATCGTCAAGATGGCCGTGCACCAGGGGGACAACTGGTTCCAGTCCAACGTGGACCCCTACGCCCGCACCCGCAGTCAGATCCCGTGGGACCGTGTGGTAGCACATACGGAGCGGTTCTCGCACCCGGACGCTGTTGACGCACCACCCACCTATCGTGACAAGGTGCGCTCCTTGGAGAAGTGGGATTGATGCCTCGCCTAGCTACCTGTCACATCTGCCGGACGCTCACCCGCCTTCCTGATCCCCCCGCCAGCGCGCCTTTGGTACCGGCTCGTGTTGCCTGGATGGAGGACGGGCGTGAGGTTGACATGACCTACCGCGACGACAAGGGCATGCCCACGATGGTGCACAAGTGGGACCCGGCCTTGGAGGACTGGGTCAGCCGTCACGCCCATGACGACATCCACATCCCTGACTTGGAGAAGTGGGACCTGGCCTTCATCGACAAGCTCACGTGGGAGGCCACCGACATCATCAAGCAGATCCAGACCGGACTCAAGGACTCCCACGGCTTGATGTACGACGAGCGGGACCAGTTGAAGGACGACGCGATGGCGTGCTTCAACGAGCACCACCGGCCCACGGACCGGTGCATGGACGTCTTCAGCGAGTCCAAGATGGTTGGAGACCACGAGTCCCAGAAGGGCATGGCCCCCAACGACCGCATGTACCTGTGCCACCTGTGCCCGTTCGTGCACAGCTACGTGATCCCGCAGATCCGGATGAAGCGTGGCGACTACGACGAGGACGGCTTGAAGGTGAAGCAGCGCCAGCGTCAGCGTGAAGCGTTGGCTCAACAACAGGCCATCCGGAAGCTACGAGGCGGGCACTGATGGTCTCGGCGTTCACAGGTGGCGGGTGGATGAACGCTCCCACGTGGACGGACACGGCCTATCGTCCGACCGGGGCGACCATGGGTACCCCCGGCACGTTCACCCCGGCTGGTCGTGTGGTGCCCTCCAAAGCCCAGTTCGGCACGGGTACGGGCATCACCGCCAGTCCGGCCACGACCTGGGGCTCAGTGACCAACGCCGTACCTCTCACCGATGGCAACGCGTGGTGGAACGGCACAACATGGGTGGTGGTGTGATGCCGAATCTCAAGCCGCTTCGGGAGCTAGGCAAGGCCGGTCACCTGAACCCCAAGCAGTTCGATGCCGTGATGGCGCGCTTCTCGACCACCATGGGAGCGCCGGAGCATCCCACCGGCACCATGGTCGAGCACGGTGAGACTGGCAAGGTGGGCAAGGTGGTGGCCCAGCACTCCGGGGGCACGCACGTCAACGTGTCTTGGAGGCCGGGACCGACTGGTACCACTGTGGAGCCGGTGCACCGACTTCGGCAGGTCTAGATGCAGACCAAGGGCACCCAGTTCACCACGGTGTTCCATCCGGCCAACCCCAAGTCGATGGGTGGTCTCTCGGTGCACACCATCGAGGCATGGGAGCCTGAGCATGCTGACTCATCATGGGCGCAGGAGCACCCATCGGAACGACGGAGGTGGGAGGGGTCCTACGTTGATCCCGGTCACCGACCCATGGGGTCAATGTCTTGGCACCACAAGACCGGTGAGATCATCGGCGTGTACACCTCAAAGCAGTTCCAGCGCCAGGGCGTAGCTTCGTCCCTTTGGAGTCAAGGGCACGAGATCGCTGGTGAGACCCGAGGGGTGCCCGCCCCCAAGCATTCGCCGCAGCGCACTGACGCAGGTGATGCGTGGAGCAAGGCCGTAGGGGGCCGACGACCGAGGCGCATCTGATGGCGGGTGAGTCGCTGATGATCGCCTTGGAGGGGGTGCTGTCGATCGAGGACAACAAGATCGACCGGCACCTGGCCATGTACCGGGGCCTGGCGACGGAGTTCCGCACTGTTGTGCTCACGACCAGTCCCCGAGAAGAAGCTCAGCGCATCATGCGCTCGAACACGGTGCGCTACGAGATTCTGCTGGACAAGGGCGACAGTGTGCTGACCGATGTCTCTTGGAAGGTCTCGCAGGTCCGAGAAGCCCTTGGAACCGGTTGGCCGGTCGGGCTGTACCTGGACGTGGACCCTGACGCGGTGCGCCAGGTGTACAGCATGGGGGTGTCGAGCCTGCTGTTGACTCATCACATGCTACGGCCCGCTTGGCTGCCATCGAACGGTCCACCACGAGCCTGGGAGCGTCTGGTGGCCTTGCAGCAGGCTCAGCATGACCGGACGAACGGCGTCCAGGTGGACGAGGTCGGTAGTCGTAGTGGTGGGGGCTGGTCCATTGATGACGCCTGACCAGTCAACATGGGTGACCCACAGCCCTACCAGGGCGAACAGCACCACCAAGAGGGCAAGAGTGAGCACGTCTCTGAGCACGGAGTACAGTACCTGACATGGTCCCGGCCAAGCGTGATGAGCAGGATGACTCCCAGATGGTTGGAGGCAAGCGCATCAAGGTCGTCCGGGGCGGTGGTATCTGCGGTGCGGGTGAGAAGCCCGCGTTGACGCGAGGCTCGTTGAAGACGGCGGTGTGTATGTCAACACCGGGCGCCGACCCACGACCTCGTTGGAGGGTGGCCGGGTCGAACCTCTCGTCGTCGGGCTCGCAGGGCTCACACGGCACCCGAGGCTCCCACGGTGCGACCCACGGTCACGCCAGTGCCGCCAAGCAGCGCATGTTGCGTCAACGGAGCGGAGGCTAGCCATGGCACTCCCGGTGATGCGGGGCTACGGGTACGGGGCGGGGGCGACTCAGGCTCGGCACTTGGCTTCGCTCGGGCAGTTCGCCGGGATGGACACGATGGCGCTCCACGGCTACCAGGGTGGTGGCGGTTCGCATCACAGCGTGCTCTCGGGCGCTCGGTTCGGCCCGTCGTCGTCACACAACTACACCGACGCTGGCTCGCTCTACGGCAAGGTCAAGCAGGGCCACCACGTGTCCAGCCCCACACAGCAGCCCGGGCAGCAGCCCCACCTGCGGCCCTGGGGCGGTTCATCGGGCGACTGGTCCGGTGTGGGTAAGGATCTCCGCGAGGGTGGGCGGCGGATCAGCAACTTCATGGCTTCCCGGCGTGGAGGCGAGGAAGAGGGCCTACCGCCCTTGGAGGTGCCCCAGGGCATGAAGGCGCTCGGCGCAGGGGCGCCACAGGCCTACCAGGGCTTCTCAACGAGCGGTCCCGGGTACCCGATGCCCGCTGGCCCCATGACGGAGCTAGGACCGGCACGTACGCCCGCTCTGGACTCCGGCAACCAGGCCATCGGTGCCCTTGGACCGGCTACCGCCCGTCCTGGTGGCCCAGCACCCACGCCCAGGCCCCAGGGACCCATCATCGAGGCCTCATCCACTCCGGTGCTTCCCGGCACGGGGGAGGACATGATCCCTCGTGTTGGAGCGCCGCTGCCGTCCACGCGCTCGGTACGGGGCCGTCGTTCATCGTTCAACCCCAACCAGGGAACCATGCTCGGCTGATGTACATCGGCAGCGGTCTCATCATCCTGATCATCGTCATCGTGGTCGTGGTACTGCTGTTGCGGCGCTGACGTAGCCTCTGTTGTGTGACCAAGCTCTTCTTTGCAGGCGCTGAGCAGCCCAGCCACCGGAACCTGTTGATCGAGTGTGGTGTCGAGCGCTTCGCGCTCAACCTCACCAACCTGGACCGGATCGCCAGCAAGAACTTCGACGTGGACAGCCACCTGCCGGACGGGGCGCTCTGGATCGTCTACGCCGACTTGGAGACCACGTGGGAGATGGCTGAGCCGTTCATCGAGCAGCAGCCCTACATGGTGCTCGGGCCGATCACGTGGGCCAAGCACTTCGAGCCTGGAGCGGCCTTTGGACCGTTCTGGAGCGAGGGTGTCGAGCCGAACGTGTGGCCCATCGTCGGCCTCACTGATGACACCGTGAAGGCCTCTGTGACGCTGCGGCGCATCATGAACCAGTACACGGCCAGCATCCTGTGCGCCGTCACTGGAGCAACCAAGGGCGTGGAGCGCTTGGACATGGTGGTGAGCTATGCCTGGCTCATGGCCCAGCGCTTCGGGGAGACCCAGGTGTGGGCGGGGAACAAGCTGCACCGCTACGCCGGGAACCGCAAGGCCGAGGCTCGGCCCAAGCACCGGGCTGACATTGAACGGCTAGGAGTGGACTACAGCCAGGTGCTGGCGGATGACCCGGTGGAGACGTCGCGGCTGGCGATCCGGTCCTGGCAGGAGTGGGAGGAGCGCTACACGCCCCGAACGGTGGTCCCATTGTCAAGCAACGAGGTCTACAGCGACCAGGACGGAACCGGATCGAGCGAGCGGCGGCTTGCTCTCGTGGATCAACCGACCGGGCACCAACCCGGCCCCGGAGGAGGGCGAGCGCAGATCCTCCTCCCCGGCTTGGAGATGGTGGACAACGACCGCGTGGTGACCGATGGCGACGGTGTTCAGCGCACTGAGACCATGCAGACGATCATCACTTTGGGGACGTCGTTCAGGCAGTGCAACACGTGCTATCTAGCAGCGACCTGCCCCGCCCATCAGTTGAATGCGACGTGCGCGTTCAACATCCCCGTAGAGGCTCGGACCAAGGACCAGATCCAGGCCATCTGTCAGGCCGGGATCGAGATGCAGATGCAGCGTGTGGCCTTCGCCCGGTACGGGGAGCAGCTAGACGGCCAGGGTGTTGACGCAGCGCTCTCGGCCGAGATGGACAGGCTCTTCTCCATGATGGCGAAGATGAAGGACATACTGGACGACTCGGCCACGTTCAGGTTCTCCATGGAGGCTAAGGCGAACGGTGGGGTGCTGTCCCGTTTGTTCGGTGAGGGCGTTGGAACGGCGGCTCGGGCACTGCCCATCCCGGTCTCTAGCGACGAGGTTCTGAGGACCCTGAGCCCGGATGACTCACCAACCCCATGGTCAAGCCACTAGCTCCGTTGGGGGTAGGTTCCGGACGTGTCTGTAGTCGAGCACCCTCTGGACCCCTCTTGGACGGGTCGGCAGGACTGGCCTGAGCAGGAGCCTGGCCCCGGTAGCGAGCAAGAACGCAGGCGTCGGAACGCCATCCACAAGCGTGTAGCTCGGAGTCGGCCTCCGGTCCGGCTACACGCTTGTGTTGACTGCTGGGAACCTGCTGATCAGTGGCACCACCACCGTGGCTACGACGCTGGCCACGAGAACGACGTGGTACCGCTGTGCCGTGGGTGTCACACCAGTCGGCACCGGCACTGACACTGACAGCAGCAGGCCCGGGACGTTTGCCCCGGGCCTTCGGATCTACTCGACGTAGGTCCACTGTTTGGTGCCCTCGTCGTAGGTCAGCAGACCTTCCTCCACGGCCTTGTCGAGAGCCTGGCCCGCCCGGTCGGGCGTCTTAAGCCTGTTGGACCGGCGCATGATCATGCGCTTGGCAAACGTGCGCTCCGGAAGGCGCTCCACGATGCTCATCAGGTGCACCACGTCATCGTCGGAGAACGACGCCCCCATGGCCCCGAACGCCCGCTTCGCGTCGATCATGAGCGAGCGCAGGATGGCCTTGGCCTGGACGCAATCGTCCACGTTGACGAAGTCCCGGCCGTTGGCGATCCCCAGGAGCGCCGCCAGGCGAACGAAGTGCGCCCCACGCACCTTGGAACCCCATGCGGCGATGGACGCCAAGAGACCGTTCGGCGCCAGCAACGGCTCGATCTCGACCCGCCAGGTGCCGATCTCACGCTTGGCAGCGGGGTCCCAGGTGATGAGCTTCGGCCGTGGCTCGCTGTAGGCGGTCACGATCCTGGTCATCTCGGCCTCGTACTCAGCCTCAGCCTCAGGCGAGACCAGGACGGTGCGAGCCTCACGGTGGCCCACCATGGACTCCGGGTAGCTGATCAGGAACCGGGGCATCACGCCACGGTTGACCATGTCGGCGCCCAGCGACCCGAGGATGGCTGGCTGCATCGCCAGCATCGCCGTGATGGTCGGGCGGGCGATGGTGACCTCACCGGTACCACGACGGCCCTGTGTCATGGTCTCGCCATCGAAGCCCTTAAGGATGGCCTCCTTGGACCCTCCCCGGAAGCTCATCAGGCTCTCGGCCTCCGGGCTGGCGATCACAACGCGACCGTTGTTGTCCTGCAAGGCATCGAGCAGACCAGCGGGCGTCACGTCGGTGACGACCTTTAGCGGGATGTTGGTGTTGTTGAACAGGGCGACGGCCCGCTCGGCGGCGGCGATTTCCCCGATGGCCTCTTCCAGGCTCATCGAACCCTTGGCCACGGCCCGCAGCGCATCGCTCTCGACCTTCTTGATGTGCTTGCGATTGACCCGGTTGCGGATCGTCTGCGTCTTGGCATCGGTGGCCTGGTGCACGCCAGTGACTTCCTCGAACGCCCGCACGACAGGCTCCAAGAGCTTCGTGAAGGCCGGGGACTTGCCCTCGCCCGACGCCAGCAGGGCGACGGTGTAGAGCACGCACGGCTCGGCCCAGGAATCGACCGGGAGCGAAGTGGCGCCGCCGTTCACGGCAGCGGACAGAGCGCCGAGGCTCAGCAGAGCAACGGCATCGATCGGGACTTGCAACTCCGCAGCGGTCTCGCTGACGTAGGTGCTCATCCAATCGGGAAGGTGGTCGGTAATCACGTGCTGGCCCTTTCAGTGGGGATGGTTTCCTCAGGTTCAAGGACCAGTATACACCCGGTGGTACCACCCTGACATGGGCCATTCGGCCCATCTTGTTGACTCAACGCTCCACTCTTGCAGGTGCAAGGGCCGTCTCGGACTGGCGGTAGTCCTTAGCTGGGGAGCACGACCCTTGGTGGAGGGATCGGACAGCCCTTGCACCTGGTACGGGACCATAGCACGCACTGACACTGACAACGCAAGAAGCCAGGAACACTTACGCGCCCGGTTGTGCCTGCCAGCGGTGCCCTGGACTCTGTGAGTCCGGTGGGCGGTGCTTCGGGTCAAATGCGGTTGCGGGTTCCTGGCTTCTACACGCCCCCTCTTACTAGGGGAGGCTGGGTGGTACTAGACGCTCACGCGCTTCAACACGCGCTTACGAGGCGTGGCGGGAGCGACCTTCTTCGTGGCCGAGACCTTGACCGGCTCGGGCTTGTGGCCGTTCGTCTCGGCCTCCTTCGCCGCCTTGATCGACTTCAAGCTCGGGGACTTGGTGATCGTCCGGAAGGGATCGCCGTCCTCATGGCGCTGCACGACGACGACGTCGCCATCGATGCGGATGCGGACCTTGATACCGCGACGGTTGGCCGATGTCCGGATGACCCGCTCCAAGCTGACGGCAGGACCATCGAAGTCCACCCTCGGCTCTAGCTGCCAGATGCGGCCATCGAACCAGTCATCCCAGGGGTAGCTCCGGCTCCTGGCCCGCTTGTTGGCTCGGCTGACCTGTGACCAGTCATACGATCTGAGAATCGTTGCCATCTCGTCTTGTGCTCCATCCTGTCCTAGAGGTTCTGTGTTGACTCAGTATACACGGCTCCTGGTGAGTCACGACAGAGCCATTCGGCTCATCGAGCCGACCTGATCTGCTTGGCCGGTGGCCGGTAGAACGCCGTGAGCACCGGCTGGGTGATGGTGCGCTCAGGGGCACTCATGGGGTACTGCTCAGGGATCGGCGGCGGTTCGATGGCCTGAGCACTCAGCGTGGCCTCCCAGCGACGATCAGCCGACCAGGCGTAGAACCAGACCGGGATGAGCAGCGCGAGGATGCCTGCGGCCACCAGGAAGCCCGGTGAGAACAGGGCCAGGAACAGGCAGCCGAGAGGGGCGATGAACGCCCACCCGGCTAGCCAGATCAGCCCGTAGGTGTGCCATGCGGCCTTGTTCGCCAGACGGTTGTCCCCGGTAGCGGCTAGTACCCGTTGGTGCCGCCGCATGATGAGGTAGACGTTGAGGATGAGTCCTGCCGTGTCGCTGTTCATGGCCTGCCTGTCAGTGTCAGTGGGTGTTGAGTCACGATTACATCGCCCGTACGAGGTAGCGCATCAGGAACCGGGGAATCTCCTGTAGGTCATCGATGCGCTGCACCAGCGAGCACGTGTCGGTGCCCTGCGGCCCGTACGCCGGGTCACAGTCCAGGTAGAACAGGACCATGTCCCGGTCGGCGGCGGCGTAGTGCGCCAGCGAGAGCGACGTCTGCCACTGGTGTGACCAGGCACCGTCAGTCATGATGATGACCAGGTGGTTGGCCTTGTCGCACTTCTGCATGTCGAGCAGGTCGAGCACCCGCTTCGGATCGGTACCACCGCTGGGGAGGATGTTGTACGGCACGTCCATCGGACGATCCTCGTCATCCCACAACAGGTACGCATCGGTGTCGTAGACCGTGACGGTGCAGGGCACGCCCACCACGTCACAGGCCGACTTCACGCCGAACGCGGCGATGGCTAGGCGCTGGGCCTGGTGATCCATGGAGGATGACCCGTCAAGCAACAGGCTCACCGCCATGTTCGGCAGGTGCATGTCGCCGCCCTCGGCGTAGCGCTTGTAGAACTCCATCTCGCCAGGCTGGCGGGTGATGTACGCCCGCACGTCGAGCACGCCCGCCCGCTGCTGCGTCTGCCACGTGGGCGATGACTCAGCACGCGCCTGCTCCATGAGGTTGCGGAGAGCCTGATTCAGCTTGACGGCCTGGCTGGTCACCATGGCGTCAGGCTCTACGGTGTAGGGGATGCGTGCCACCGGGAGTTTCCCCCGGCCCTCGGACACGGCTTGGTTGTACGCCTTGACGTCACCCAGCACGTTCCCGTCCCGGTTGCGCGACTCCCTCGCCTTGTTGAGAGCGTCAGTCACCAGGCGGCGGCTCCAATCGGCATCGTTGACGCTCTTGGACGCTCCGGTGTCGCTTTGGAAGGCATCGGGATCGCCGTGAGCCTGGCGGTCAGCGGTGTCACCACCCTCTTGACCCTCAGCGTCATCCTCACTGTCGTTGTCGTCACCGTCGCCACCGGGCGCTCCGGTGCCTTCCTCATCTTCACCGTCACCGCCGTCGCCGTCGCACTCGCCTTCACTGTCTGGCTCTGGTGACGGCTCCGTTGACTCATCAAGGTCGAACGGCTTGGGTTCGGGGTTGCGGGCTTCCTCATGGTCATCCATGGCCCCGTTGCCCAGGTCGCCGCCATTCGAGCAGTGCCCGATGAGTTGACCGAACTTGACGACCGACTCCCACATGACGAGCGGGTCGTTGGACTGCTTGTACGTGTCGATCAGGCGCTCAGCGGCTTGGACCGTTGCCTCACCCTCTTGGACGACCATGGCGGCGCGAGCCGCCGCCCGCACGTCGGCATCCACGTGCTTGCGCCCGTAGACCCACATGTAGGCAATGTCAGACACCCCGCCGTGCAGCACGTGCTCCAAGACGATCACGTTGTAGTACCGGCCGAGGTTGGTGCTCTCCCGCACCATGGCCGACTCCATGCGCTGATCTTCCAGCACGTTCCACGCCTGGTGGAGCTTGTCCTGGTCCAGATCGACCATCTTGGAAAGGCTCCGCATGCGGTTGCTGTGGCTCGCCACGTTCTCATCGAGAGGCATGACGGCGTTGACCAGCGTGGCGAAGGGGACCGACTTCAAGATGTGTCCGGCCTCGTGATACGCCAGTCCACGCAGGTCAGCCGCAAAGTCCAGGTCGATGGTCTCGGTCTCGGGGATCATGAGCGTGATGCGCTCAAAGTCCGTAGCGGCGAAGAACCGGCTGGCCGGGTGCTGGACGTTCATGGGCACGCGCTTGCCTGCCCACGAGTCCACGGCCCCGGTGATGCGGGGCACCATGCCCGTTACCACGGCGTTGTGGCGGCGGATGCGCTCAGCCTGTTCAGTGCTCATCTTGTCCGAGACGGCATCCATCCGCTCTCGGGTCCGCTGCTGCTGTTCTTTCAGGCGGCGGCGCTCACTGGCCTGCTGCCGCCTCACGTCCCGCAGCGTGCGGGTGGCGTCTGGTTCGGTCATGAGCACCAGTCTAGCAGGGTACCGTACCCACTACATGGGCCGGGAGACCTATTTCGGCTCTGGTGGTGGGTGAGTCAACACGTGAGAGAGTAGTGAGTCAACAGAATGGTGCTTTCGGCCCATGCACCTGGTACGGGACCTTGCTAGAATGGGCATCGAACCTGAGACGAGAGGACGACAGTGACCGAGCAGCCCACCAAAGTGATGAAGCGCACCGCTCCCCGCCACCTGACGGTGACGCACGAGGAATCGGTCGCGCTGACCATCGATGACCCTCGTCTCGACATGTTCCGGCCCGATCCGGCGCTGGTGCAGGAGTACGTGAGTCGCAAGCTGCCCAATGGCAAGACTGACGTCGAGTACCTGTTGGCGAAGTGGGCCAGCCGGGAGAACGTCCTGCTGGTGGGCGACACGCAGGGTGGCAAGACGATGCTCGTCAACGTCCTCGCCATCCACATCGGGGAGGCCATGGGCCTGAACCGTGATGGCAAGGTGCTCCCGGTCCCGGTGTTCACCCTCTCGGCCAGCAACGGCATCACCGACTTCGACATGTTCGGTCAACCCACGGCCTGGACCAATCCCGAGACCGGCCAGGAGCAGATCGTCTGGCTCCCCGGCATCGCTGACATGGCTGCCAGGATCGGCGGCATCTTCTACCTGGACGAAGTGAACATGATGCCGGAGCGGGTCACGTCCTCCCTGCATCCCATGGCCGACTGGCGGCGTTCGTTCACCAACCGGGCCAAGGCCGTCAAGGTCCCCGGCGACGGCTTCATGCCTGAGACCGTGCACATCAGTCCCGACCTGTGGATCGTCGGCACCATGAACCCCAACTACCGGGGCGCGGGTGCGCTGAATGAGGCCTTCGCCAACCGGTTCCGGCACCTGGAATGGGCCTACGATCCCACGGTCGAGCACCGGCTGATCCCTAACGATGCGGTTCGCACGCTGGGTGACGCTCTGCGCCAGGCGAGGGCCACCGGCCATATCCGGACGCCAGTTGGTACCAGCGCGCTCATGCGGGTCTGCTCAGACGTGATCGAGGATGGCGTTGACATGGCGCTGTTCGTCCTGCGCTCCATGTTCACGGCCGACGAGAAACTGGTGTTCGATGAGATTGTCGAGTCCCGGTCGTTCAAGGGCCTGATCGCGAACGCTGCCGACAACCGGCACCCGCTCACTGGCTCTGGCGACAACTTCGCCGACAGCCCCTCACCATTCGGGTGAGGGGCGGTACCAAATGGTACGAACGGCCCATACGTACAAGGAACGGAAAGAGTAGAATAGAGACATGAAAGCAATCGCCCCCACTCCCAACCGGGCCACAACCTCCTTCACCATCTCCTGGGGTCTGCTCAACATTCCGGTCTCGGCCTACACCGGCACCGAGGAAGTGCGGATCGCCCGCAAGGAGTTCACCAAGGACGCTGAGGGCGCCTGGCAGCCGGTGGGCCGTGCGCTCACCAACAAGACGACCGGTGTCATCATCGATCGCGCTGACGTGGTGCGCCGTGCTGAGGCAACGTCCGGTGCGTGGGTGACGCTGGACGACGACGAGATCGTTGACGCAACCATGCCGAAGGGCATCGCCGTCATCGAGACGTTCATCCAGACCCGCAACCTGGGCCAGTACCTCACGGAAGGCCTGTACCAGATCAGGCCACGCCGGGTGAAGGGCAAGTCGGACCCGTCCGGTGTCAAGGCGCTGACGCTGTTGCTCGCTGCCATGAAGGAGCGCAAGGTGGTCGCGCTGGTGAAGCTCGCCATGCGGGGACCGGCCCGGTACGCCATCCTGGACTGCGCCGGGGACCTCCGGTACGTGGTCACGGCCGACGCCATCCGCCAGCCCATCGATCTGCCCACGGCGACCGTGAGCAAGCAGGAGAGCGACCTTGCTCTGGCGCTGATCGAGAGCGTGGGCGTGAGCGCCCCGGTACTGGTCGATACCACGTCGCAGGCCATCCAGACCTACGTGGACAACAAGGCGGCGGGTGTCGAGCCTGCGGTGGTCCTTGACGCACAGCCGTCCGGTCCTGACCTCCTGTCCGACCTCATGGCGTCCATCAACGCCAACAAGGGGAAGGT